AAAAGACGTAGACCTCTGGAATAGTGGCGCTGACTCCAGAACGCAGCACTTCGATTTCCCAGACCGTTGCCGAGACGTTGCGGATTGCCACGATGCCGTACCGGTCTGCCGTTGGCGCTGTGAAGAACGGCACAGGCGTGACCATGCAGTCGATGCGGAAGGCGTAGTGGCGAAAGCCGCCATAGCCATCGTTCTGCCGGATGATTCGGTCAAGCGTGGCTTTGCCAAGAAAGTGCAGGTTTCGAGTGTCGCTCGATACCAGCACTTGCCCGTTGCGGTTGGTTGCTTCAAACCCCCACGTCATCGCATCAAAATCAGCCCGTAGCTGTCCTCTGAGCCGCCATTGATCGTCACGAGCGTGCCCACCACTGAAATCGTGTGAGCAATGGCCTTGCGGTCAATCGGCGGCGGGTTGATCATCATCTGGGTCACCAGCGTCTCCCGGCCTTTAAGTATTGGGTAGTCTTTGGAAAAGGCGCCCCCGCCCTTTACAAAGACCATGTCCACTTGATTCCACGTCACCGAGTCGGTGCTGTACGAGACGCCACCCAACTCATTAAAGATTTGCATGCCGTACTTGCTCGGCGACAGCGTTTGCGATGTCGCTGTCCCGAAGATGGAGGAAAGCAGATCAGAAAGAAAACTCACGACAGCTTCCCAATTCGTACCCGGGGGGCGCCGTTCTCGTCATAGACGATGAGCGTGTTGTTCTGCATGATCAGCGCGGCCGCATTCCCGGTTGGGCTGACAATGGAGAAGGTGTCCGTCCGAATAATGAAGTTTGAGACTTTGCCGTCGTTGGCCACACCAAAGCCAGCCACATAGCCATTCACGTCGAGCTTGAGCGTGTACTGGGCGTACAGATCACCGTCGGCAGTGGCCCGCACTTCGGCCTCGGTCTTGAGTGCTGCGGCCAGATCCCCGACCGACGCTTGGATCTGATCGTACTGGGTCGCTAGAGAAGAGACGGTATTGGAAGTGGTGGTGATGCTGCTCTGCGCCAGCGCCAACGATTTATTGAGCGCGGTGTACTGTGTATTGACGCTCTTGGTTATGGCGTTATCACGATTGACACTCGCCGTATCGAAGTTTGTGATCGAGGTTTCAGCCTCGCCAACTCGAATGTCCATGGCATCCAAGCGGTTTGAGAATGCGGTGTTGGCCGTTACCCGCAGCTCCGTCTCGTTGGAGATAGCAGCCTCTGCATCACCCACCCGCATGCCCAGCGCGGTGTACAGATCAGTGATGTACTTGTCGCCATCAACTCTGGACGTTGATTCGTTGGCGACCGACGTTTCCACTTCACCAACGCGGGTGAATATCCGATCCAGCCGGTCGTTAATTCCTTGGGGCTTGTCGATCAAATCAACCCGGGCCTCAAGGTCTGTGAACAGCTTGGAATTGAATACTTGGGTGTGGAGGTCGCCCAGCGCCCGGGAGATTTCCCCCGGGTCGAGCTTAATGGCGCCAAGCGAGCGCACCGCTTTGGTGGTCTTTGTAGATACCAGCGTGTCAATCTCGCCCCGGGTCACGAATGACCCGTCGCCACCGCCGGAGTTGCCATTGCGCACATGCCAACCGTCCACAAGCGCCCGCAGCACTTGGCGGGTGTTCTCGTCGTTGATGGCGTCCAGCGCGTGCAGTGGCACCCCGGGGATGCCAACCTTGACCATGTTGGCCACCGAGCCGGCAATAGAGTCGAGCATCATATATTTGCCAGCTCCCGCGCCGATTGGGCCACGCGCAGCTCGCGGAAGCGCCCCGATCCGCTGATCAGGATCTTGTAACGGTCGGACTCATAGCCACCCGGCAAGCGAAAGTTGTTGGTGCCGCTGTTGGCCGACTGGACATGCACGCTCTGAAATGCCCAATTGGTTGCCGTCTTCTGCACCCAAGCAAAGAACTCGATGCGCCACGTCCCTTCGCACAGCACTTGCGCCATTCCGAAGTTCACCGGCTTTTGCATGGTCATCTCGCGCGACTGCCAAGTGCATTGCTGATCGTCGCCGCCGTTGAACTGGTAGAGCTTCTGGCCCAAGCCGTAGTACATCTGGTCGGATAGCTGACTTACGAATGCGAAGCTGGCAATCAGCTCCGGCAGCTCTGTCATTGAGCCACCCGCCTCGTCAAATCGGATCATGAACGAGACGAACGCAGACGAAGACGAGAAGACCACAAGCCGGCCGTCCCAAACGCAAAAGCGCATGCTGGCCAGCCCACCAGAATATGACTTGCGCCACACCTCTCTGGTGAAAAACTGCTGCGACTGGGTGAGGCTGGCGCTGGCTCCGCTGATCGTGACAATGCCGTCATTGCTGGCGTACACGACAGATCCATCCACCACAGCAATCGACCACTTGGACACCCCGGCCTGATTGACGTTGATCTTGCTGACCGTCATCGAGTCTGGGGAAACGCCAGACACAAGGTAGGGGAAGCCGCTGGTCGTGATGGCCGCGCCAGAGCCGTAGACAATGCCGCCGACGATGGCATTGGGCACCGTCTTGACGTAAGAAGGTGGCCAAGCCCACGGCTTGTAGGCCTCGCTGAAATGCAGCTCGTTGTCCTTCCACGCGCACAGGATCCCGTTGGGCAGCGCCATCAGACCCTTGAGATTCTGGTTTGGCGGGTAGTAGTTCAGCGAGGACATGACCTCGTTGAGCAGTTCGGCCTTGATGTTGTCGTTAAACACCACCGTCGTCGAAGCAAGGACGTTGATCGTGCCGAGATAGAAGTAGTCGGTCAGCGTGGTTCCAGTGCCAGTGCGGTAAATCCGCAGCTCCTTGATCGGTGCGTACCCGGTCACTTGATTTTTTGTCAACTGCACGGACACGGGTATGACCGGTGACGTGGTCACCAGCGCCGGGTCGCTTGGCGGGCCTTCCTCGCCGTACACATTGACTTGCGTGAAGACGTAAGAACGGACTTCCTTGTCCTCTTCCTTTATGCCGGTTGTCATGGTGGCCGTGAATGTCCCGTCAGCGTTTTTTGACATGGACAGGCTGTACAGGCCACCGGTGCTGTCGAAGCTGGAGTTCTCGGTGTAGAGGTCGAACACTTGCGCACCGTCGCGCAGCCACTTGGCCGTCATGCGCAGCACAGGGAAGGCCGAGGCGTTTGTGTCTGCGGCAATCGCCGGGGCGGTGAATTGGTACTGGGTGTTGTTTATCGTGGTCGGGGCAATGGTCTGCTCTTGGTACTTGACCCCGCCGTACTCCCAGTGGAACTTGAAGGCAATCGAGGCCGTGGCCGTGGTCACCGGCTCGGCTTCCTGCACGGTCAGCACGGGCGCCGATGTCGGCCGATGTGTGCCAACCAGATAGGACGTTGCAGGGGGGCCACCATCGAGTTTTTGGCTCAGTCGGTTGGTCACCTTAAAGCCGCTGTCCCCGGTGTAGTAGAGCCGGTTTTGCGGGTCACTCACAAGCGGCGATCGCACCGCGTCCACATCGGAAGTCCACGAGAAGAAGCTCAACCCGTTGTCGGTATAGATAGACGCTGGCGTGTTGGCCATGGTGAACAGACCGAACCCGCCTTTGGTGGCCCGCAGCTCACCATAGGCAAAGTCGCAATTCTTGGCCACCGTTGCCGCGCTCTCTGGCAGTAGCGAGTCTGGCAGGCGCGGAATCAGGCCAGATAGCTTATTGAGTTTAAATCCAGCCATGGTGTATTACTTCCTCATGCTCCACGCCACCCACGCCCAAACAAGCGTGACGGCAATCAGGACGGCTTTGGTAAATACGTTCATATAGCACATCCACAAAATTACGGGCTGGCATACGCCGTCAGGCCGACAGTGTTATTGCCAGTCTGATTGTTTAGGCTGATGATTTTGTTGTTGTAGTAAATAATATGAGTAGCAGAATTGTTTGGAATCAAATTGGTCATTTGAGTCCAAGTCTGCAAATCAGATGAAACCCAGACCTTGCTGGAATCCATAACCCAGAACAGGCTCTTTGCGTAGACCATGCGCCAGTCATAAATAGAGCTACGCGACACTCCTGATGGAAGCGTGAATGAAGTCCAATTAACGCCATCCGTGGTGTAGTAGCACGGAGCGTTTGCTCCGCCTCCGTAGCCAATTTTTGCAATCTTGCCGCCGCCAGCCGCGACATTCTTCCAGTAGTAATCAATCGTTGGTGTCGTACTCCTAGTCCATGTTGTACCGTTGGTACTAAAGTAGTTATCCGAATTGACGCCATAATTGGTTGTGCCGTCAACAGAATATATCCCGTTGTCGTAAAACAAATTCCCCCATGCGGAATCGAAGCCGGCGCCAGTAATTCCAGAGATTGTTCCGGTAGTCCAGTTGATTCCGTCAGTGCTGTGAGCGTAGCCGTACACCATGCTTGGCGTGGTTGCCGTGACGCCAATCCGCCAAAACTTTGTGCCGTCAAAAATAAGGCCACCGTACATGGTGAACGTGAGAGTTCGCCGAGTCCAAGTGATGCCATCAGTGCTGGTGTAATGCCAGTAGCTGTTGTCGGTGTGGTCATTAACCACCGCAACAAAAATGCCGTTGCCGTAAGCCATCCTGCCGCAGCTAGAGTAATTAACCCAAACGCTACGCATCGTCCACGTTATGCCATCTGTGGAAGTCCAGATATTCTTTGACCCGATATAACTCTGGGAAGCAACAACGCAAATTGTTGGGCTTGCTGCCCATGTATTTGTCGGGTTCTTTCCGTAAATAGACAAATAGCTTGGATTAACTTGAGCGGTGTTATCTGGAAGGTTTCCAGCAGTCCACGTTGCTGCTGCATTGAACGCACTTTTCCCGTGAGCGTTGCTCATGGAAATTGTGGTGTTTGCTGTTGCAACACCTAGAAGGTTTCGCACATTGGCAGAGTCAAGCGAAATGGTTGCGGTCGCACTCAAACCAAGTTCGGTATTGATCTGCCCCATAGAAATCGCACTAGGGTAAGCTGGTAGCGTCATAGGCCAGTTCTCCTAATTAGCGGGCTTCTAGCGCCGCCAGCCGCGCCTCAAGTTGCAGTACACGCTTGGCCAGTGCGACGGCCGACACCATGGCCGCGTTGCCATAGGCCACTGACAGCATGCCGTCCACACTTCGCAGCACAGCTTCCGGCAGCAGTGGTTGCAGGCTCTGGGCGCCCACACCGACCTGAGAAAGGCCAACAGCTCCAATGCGGTCGTAGATGCCGTGCTTGACCAGCGCAAGCCGCTCAACGAAGTCGAATGGCAGATCGCGCCAGTTGGTTTTCAGGCGCTCATCTGAATAGGCGGTGACGTTGCCAGATGCGACAAACGAGCCGGTCACGTTGACGGTGCCAGTACCCTTGCCTGCCAATGTCAGATTGATGTTGGCGTCCGATCCGCTGGCCGCAATGGTCGGTGAGTTGCCGGTTGTGTTGCCGTTGACGAGCACCGAGTTGACCGCGCTTGCCGGGTTCCATGCCGCAAGCGCCGTGGCTCCATTGGCATTCAGCAAGACGTTGCCGGTGCCTTTGGAGTACAGGGTGAACGAGATATTGGCGTCTGTTCCCGCTGCCGACAGGTACGGTGTGCCGCCAGCAACAGAGCCGGTGGCCAGCACATAGTTGGCGCGACTGGCCACCGTGGCTGTGATCAGAGAATCTGTTGTTACGGTTCCGGTGAATGTCGGGCTTGCCTTCGGCGCATAGGTGCTCGATGCGGTGGTCGTCGTAAGGTAGGACGACATACCGGCCGTTGTCTGATAGGACGACATACCGGCAACAGTCTGGTACGAAGACATACCAGCTTGGGTCTGGTAGGTGCTCGATGCAGTCGTGGCTTTCAGGTAGCCTTGTCCAATGACGTATGCAGTGGTGGCAATCTGGGTGGTGTTGGTGTCAGCAACCGCCGTAGGGGCAGCAGGGGTTCCAGTAAACGTGGGGCTGGCCAGCGTGGCATACGACGACATGCCAGCCGATGTCTGGTAGGTAGACGATGCTGTGGTGGCCTTGAGGTAGCCCTGACCAATCACATAGGCCGTGGTGGCAATCTGCGTGGTGTTGGTGTCAGCGGCCGCTGTGGGTGCAGCCGGGGTGCCGGTAAAAGTCGGGCTGGCCAGCGTGGCGTAGCTGGAAATGGCCACGAATGCAGCAGTGCCAAGCGTGCCTCCACCACCAATGTTCAGCGTAGAGCCGTCCGTTCCGGCCAGCGTCAGGTTGTTCTGCACCACGAAGGTCTTGGCCGTGGTTCCGCCAGCGATCTGGAAGCCTGTGGCGTTGGCCGTGAGCGAAAGCGCGTTGTAGGTCTTGCCGGTCAGGGCCGATGGCAGATCACCGTCAACGACAGTGCCCCAAGCCGGAGCAGCCGATACCGTGCCATTGCCGGTCTGAGTCAAGAACCGCTTGGAGGCTGCGGTATTGCCAGCAAGGCGAGTGGCTGAGTTGGTTCCGTCGCCATACACAATGTCGCCAAGCGTAGTAATCGGGGTGAGTGCGTTGTAACCAGCCGCTTTGGTGGACTGGCCGGTGCCGCCGTAGCTGATGCCGACCGCGCTGCCAGTCCAAGTGCCCGATGTGACGGTGCCCAACGTGACAATGCTGGTCGATCCAGCGGCCGGGGCAAAGGTGCCCGTGGCCACAAACGCCGCAGTGCCTAACGTGCCACCGGTGCCGATGTTCAGCGTCGATGCGTCAGTACCAGCCAGTGTGATCGTGTTGGAGACGGTCAGGGTCTTGCTGGTCGTGCCGCCGGCAATGGTGAAGCCGGTGGTCGCAGCCGTCAGCGTCAGGCCGTTGTAGGTCTTGCCGGTAAGTGCTGTCGGGATGTCGCCATCCACCAGCGTGTCCCAAGCCGGGGCCGTGGCGACGGTTCCATTGCCGGTCGAGCGCAGGAACTTCTTGGTCGTGGTCGTATTGCCTGCCAAACGGGCATTGCTGGCTGCGCCGTCGGCGTAGATCAGGTCGCCAGTGGTGGTAGTAGGAGACAGGGCATTGAATCCCGCTGCGGCTGTTGTCTGGCCGGTGCCGCCCTTGCCAACTGCAATCGCAGTTCCGTTCCATGTACCTGTGCCAATGGTGCCGACAGTTGTGATGTTGGCCGAGCCAGTCCATGTGGACAAAGCGGTGTTTTCCACGCTGCCCAAACCAACGTCAGCTTTTGCAACGGCAGACCAAACCGGTGCTGCTCCGTTGGTGCCGGTGCCGGTCATGGCAAGGAACTGCTTGGCGGCTGTGATGTTCGGAGCCAACAATGTGGTTGTGTCGGTATTGGACTGGTAGCCAATAGCGCCCAACAGAGTTGTGCTGTTGCCACCCGCAAGATTTGTGGCCTTGGTGGCGGTAGTGGCTGTGGTAGCCGACCCGGCCGATCCGTCAATGCTGGTGATGCCAGTCAGCGCGATTGAGCCAGTGGTGCGGTTAATCGCAATCGCCGTCGTGCCGAGGTAAAAGGTCTGGTTGTTCAGCGCCACGGTGCCGGTGGTGGCCGGCAAGGTGATGGTGGTCGCGTCGGTGCCCGCCAGCGTGATGCTGTTGTTGACGGTCAGCGTCTTGCTGGTCGTACCGCCCGCAATCGAGAAGCCGGTGGCATTGGCCGTCAGGCTCATGGCGTTGTAGGTCTTGCCCGTGAGCGCGGTCGGAAGATCGCCGTCCGCGATTGCCGAAGCCGACCACGTCTCCGTCCCTGTACGCCGCACAAATCCGGTGGTGGCAATGGCCTCCACCGCAGCTAGGTCGTTGGCCAGAGCGAGCGTTGGATTGCCTGCGATGCCGTCGCCGTTGGTTACGGTAATGCCTGCTGCGGGCTGTGTGATCGAGCGAACCGCCATGGCGCCAGTGCCTGTGCGGGCAATGATGCCGTTGGCCGCAAGGCCAGCAACAGCCGTCAGATCGGAGTCGAGGGGCTGGTAACCAGTAGTCAGGTCAGACGTTAGAGCAAGCGTGCCGCTGGCATTGGGGACAGTCAGCGTGCGTGTCGTTCCGGTCGTGACGCCAGAAACCTCGAATTGAACCTGCTTGGTCGCATCGACATTGTCCCGAATGGTGGTCTGCGAATCCAAAGACGTGAAGGCAACGCCGCTGATCGTGCCGCCAGTGATGTTGACGGCACTGGCGTCTTGAGTGGCCATTGTCCCAAGGCCAAGATTGGTGCGTGCCGTGGATGCGCTGGCCAGATCCGACAGGTTGTTGGTCTTTTGAACGCACTCGGTTGCAGTCGCTGCCGTCCAGCGCAACTCGATGTAGGTCGTAGTTGAGCGCGTCATGGCGGTCGTGCCGTCTTGAGCGCGAACGATTGTCCAGTTGGTGCCGACCGTTGCGGTGACCTTGACGATTTCGACGTTTACTTCAACCGCTCCAGACACTTCATACATCGTCGCGTAGAAGTAATCGGCCCCGGTGATGACCGGGAACAGCGCGGCACTGGCAACGGTGATGCTGGTTTGCGAGTTGTTGATCGTGCCGGAAAGCGTTGTGGTCGCGTTGTTTTTGTAGAGAATTGACATATCACTCGTCCTTCACGCGAACGGAAAATTCGACTTGCTTGACCCGGCCCGCGTTCGATCGGGCGGTGATCGTGATCTTGTATTTCTGGCCATCGGTGCCGCCAGATACCCATTGCTTGATGATCAGGCCGTCGCGCACGAGTGTCGGGCCGAGAGTCAGGCTCCCAGTCGGTGACACCACCACATCGAGCGGATCTGGTACTGCCGGGTTGCCGGTAGTTTGCAGAGAATCGCCATCCGACAGGAACTCTGAAAAGTCGATGTCGAAGTCGAGTGTTTCTGCGGGTTGTTTTTGAAACTTTCCAAGCAGCATTTCAGACCACCTTCATATTGCGATCATAGGGAGGCACCACAATTTGACGCTCAAGCGGTGCTGGCAGGCGCGATGCGTAATCGGAGCCTGCGGCGTATGCAATTGCGGTCGCAGTGGTGGTGGCCGAAAAAATGAGGTTCAGCCTATTGGTGGCTGTGGCAATGGCGCTTGCTTCGGTGCCCGCGCCGGATGCAATCATGAGCTTTACGCCCGACAATCCAATGGCTGCGGCTTCCTGCCTTGACGGCGAAACATTGAGCCTTATCCCGGCCAATGCGCTGGCAATAACGGCAGAAGGGGCCACATTGGCGCTGCGTGGAACCCGAGAGAGTGCTCCAGCCGAAGCCACGGCCTCGGGGGCGGCGGCGGCAGACATCAGATACTTGAGCGCAATACTGACTTGTGATGAGGCGGTAGCCGATTGGACAGAAGCAATCGGCCGCTTCATCATCACCGCAGGCACACTTGTTATGGCACTGGCAACCGTGCTGGCGCTGCGCAGAACGTACTTGATCAATGATGCCGTCAGTATGGCCTGCGCGACCGTTGAACCGCCGAGCTTGGTGTGCTGGTAGCTCGTTACTGTGCCAACGGCTGCGGCTGCTGTCGTGGCGCTAACCTGAGACTTAAACAACACGGCTGCTGTGCCGGGGGTTGCCTTGGCCGTGGCCGTCGCCCCAAAGGGGATCTTGACCTTGGGCACGATGCTGTTGACGACCGCAGCGGCCGGGGTAGCCGCCGTGGCTCCCAGCCTGAACTTCATTGCCGCCGATGCTACCGCCGACGGAGACGTTTTGGCCGTTGCCGTCAGGCGTAGCCTAATCGTCTGAATTGAAAGCGTGACCTCGACCGTTCCCAGCAACTCGATGATGGACGATCCCTGTTCCGTTGCCGGAAAAGGGACTTTGTTCAGAGCACCGGTATTGAGGGCATGGGTGGTCATTTAATCAGCAGCGTGATGCTTTGCTCTGGAATCACGACGCTGTCGCCAGTAGTGATCGAGCGAGACGTTACCAAGGAGCCAGAGAACAGGATATTCCCGTCGCCAACCACTTGCTTATCCCAGATTGCCCAATGAGTGACAGTCTGGCCGGTGGCAGAGGTTGACGGCGGGAAGACGACAGCCGAGCCGTTGGTGACCTCGATGTCTACGTCACCGGTCACGGATTCGGTCAGCGTGTTTGCTGTCAGGCTGTTGAGGGGCTGGCGTGCGTAGGACAAGTACGTCGCCTCGTTCCCGTAGGTGGCATCGCTGGGTGGCGCTGTGTGCAGCGCAATCCATAAGCCATCAGGCGGGGTATAGGACGCCCGCACCGGGTTCAACGCCATGTTGAACAGTGCGAGGCCGAGGTACTTGGACAGTCCAGCCATGGCTTATGTCAGGTCAATCTGGAGCTGGCCGGTGGGGATCACCACCACGTCACCGGACTGCACCGCGCGGCTGGACGACAGGGCGCCGGAATACATCAGGTAGGCCGATGTGCCGAGGGTCTGGTCAGACCAGATAGCCCAGTGGGTCACGGTCTGGGTGGCACCAGTCGAAGCCGGGAAGTTGATGTCTGCGCTGTTGGTCGCGCGAACGGTCTGCTCCGGGGCCGTGCCGGTGATCGAGGAAGTCATCGACGAAGCCACATTCACGCGGGCATAGCCAGAGTAGGTGGCTTCGTTGCCGCCCGATGCGTCACTGGGCGCGGCCGTGTGCAGCGACATCCAGACACCGGGCTTGGCCGACAGGCTGGTGCGAGACGCCGCCAGAGTGGCGTCAAAGATTGCTTGTGCAAGTGCTTGGGAAAAGCCTGCCATGATTTACTCCTTATCGAGTGTTTGGGATTACGTTGGGATTGGCCGGGGCCGTCATGTTGGGGTTGACCCCCGCTTCCACCTTCGCTTTGCCGGTGAGCGCGGCAATGTAGGCGTTCTGGTGTGCAGTCGCCCGGTTCTGGTCGGCCGCAAACTCGGTGTCCTTGCTGTAAGCGCGGTACAAGCAGTAGTCCAGCAGGATCGTCTGGTAGATGTCATCCAGCGTGATCGTGCCGCCCACCACGCAGTCGGTCGGGGCGGCACCGTAGATCAGCTCGACATAGTTCTGGTCTACCGCCGGCTGGGGTGGGTAGACATAGAAGGTCTTGGGGTCGAGCACGGTGTACATATAGTGCTTGACCTCAACATCAGCCGTGGCCGCGTGCCAGTTCGGTACTTGCGAATCCAGAATCTCGCGCATGGTGATACGGATCGCGCGGCCCGGAGTCCCGCCAGACACCCCCATGTTTCGCACCACGTCGATCAGTTGCACACCATCGGCCGGCAGAGTCTGCTTGGTGCCGGTAGTGAGCTTGACGGCCGTGTTCTTGACAAAGGCGTTGGGCTTGTAGAGGACGATTTCGCGCTGGCCATCGTTGACCCAGCCAAGCAGCTCCGCGTCTGGCCAGCGAATGCCGGTTGCGTCTTGGAGGATGGTCTGGACTTTTGAGATGACCGATGCGACGGTTACGGTTGCCATGGGTTTTCCTTCAATGTTGCGAGGTCGTGCGGTGTGCAGCGCGACCCAGAGCCGCCAGCGTCGAGGCCTTGGCGTTGGCAATCGAGCCTTGGAAATGCGATGCGTGGAATGCTCCGGTCTGCATGTCCGTCCAAGGCTTGTTTGGCATCATCATCAGACGAGCCATAGCGCCCTCGGCCAAGACGTACATGAACTGGGTGAAGATCCACTTGGGGATGCCAACCGCCGACTGGCTTGGTTGCAAGGCCAGCGTCATCGTCAGGCCACCGGTGATGTTCGAGTCGGGCACCGCAGCCAGCAGGATCTGGTCGGTGTCCACTTGGGTGTAATACTTCGGCACCGCTTGGTTGGTGCGCCACCCGGGCAAGTTCTTGTCCAGCCATTCGACCGACTTGGCATCGAGCGGCACTTGGTTGTGCGACACATCCATTACGGCCGTCACATCGGCGCCGGTTTCAGGCTCAAGGTCGTAGTAGGCCTCTCCGGCCACCACGTCGATAGGGTCAGGCATGAACTGCCAGATCCACGACCCGGCGCAGAACTCGATGCAGGCCCGCTTGATGGCGTATTCGGTGACCGGGATAGACGGATCTGCCGCCAACGATGGCAGCACGTCATCAATCAGGTCGGAATACTTGGAAATGAGCACGGCAAGCCTCGTCTGGTATGGGCACAAGTATCAGCGAGCGTGCCCTATTTGACTGTTCAATCGGGCTTGGGGCCGACGCCAATGGTCACGTCCAGATCGCGCTCGAACTCTTCGACCATGTCGATCAGAAGTTTCTTAGCCTTGCTCACGTCAATGTCCTTGCCAAACTTGTTCTTGGCATAGGCCACGATTTCAGCCTTGGTCATGCGCTCGATGGGCTTGTTGAACGAGGCCGGGTCAATGATCACGGTGTCGCCGTCCTCGTCCACGACCTTAATGTCCTCTGGCACATCCACGCGGGCTTGGTCGTCCTCGTTTAGCAGCATCCATTGATCGGGGTAGCGCGTCAGGATCTTGGCCTGCGATTCGGTCACTTCTTGGATGTCGCCATATCCGTTCCAAGTAAGCCCAGAGCGGGCCACATTGTCATGGGCCGACGGCTTATTGCCGACGTATTGGACTTGCACGAGCTGGGTCATTGGTATTCCTTTGGTACAAAAAAACAGGGCAGCACGAAGCCGCCCTGTTTACTCACTCACCGGGAGTCAGGGGCAATTACTTGCCCTTGAACTCGTAGGTGGTCACCACGTCGAGCTGGCCAGTTGCCGCACCGCCGCCGATGGTGGCAGTGATGTAGGCGTCATAAGCCAAGACGATCGGGGCCACGGCGCCTTCGCGGGTAGCGGCAGCGGAGACAGTCGAGGTAGCGGCCAGCAGGGCAGCAGCGCCACCGCCAGCTTGGCCATCGACATATTCAAAACCCAGCGACACAGTGGTGGCTGCGCCGAGGGCGGCGTTGACCATCTTGATGTCGTAGATTTTGGTGCCGGCATACAGCTTGTTCAGGCGAACCTTGTCAGCGATAGCGGCAGCAGCCAGCGTCACATAACCGTGAGCGTTGGCAAGGGGGCAATCGCCGCTGTACTGAACGTCTTGCAGCGAGGGGGCATTGATAGTTGCCATGTTTGATTCTCCAAAAAAGTTTCGTCAGAGAGGGGCCGAAGCCCCACTCATTAGGAAGCCAGCAGCGTGCGTCCAGCAGCCGATGCGGGATCGGGTGCGTAGCTATCCACCACTGCAACACCGAAGTCGGTGTCAGCGCCGTCGATCTTGAAGCGGATCTTGGCGGCACCGGTCATCGCGGCAGCGACGGTTTCGATGCTATTGCCGTGGTCAACTTCCTTCTCCGACCAGTCGTAGAAGTAGTCGGAAGCCGACTTGCCGTAGGCCTTGGCCAGAGCTTGCGCACCAACGATGATGGCGCGGTCAACGGGCTGGGTGGTGGTGGCGCTGGCCTCGGTGTAGGTCAGGCCATCGGCGCCGCCGGTGTCATAGGTCACGCTGTCGCCGGCGTTGAAACGGATCGCGTAGCGGTTCATGCGCTTGATCAGCACACCGTTCCACATGATCGTCTCGTAGGCGTCGAACAGGGGGTGCTTGACACTGCCGTTCTTGCGCTCGAAGGCGTACTGCACAGCCTGACGCCATGTGGTCTGGCCGGTGCGGGATTGCAGGTACAGCCACTGGCGCTCGGTCACGAACATGACCCACAGGGGATCATTCCATGCGCGGTCGTCGCCCTTGACCTTGACGGTCTGCATGACCACCGGGGACTCGCGGAGCTGGGCCACGATGCGGTCGATGTCTTGCAGGGTCAGCGCGTCATTGGTGCCCACGTCGGCCGGGGTGGTCGCGTCATTGGCAGCAAAGTAGCGGTTCTTGGTCGGTGCCTTCACGGCATTGACCATGATTTCGGAGAAGTCCGGGTCAGTGCTTGCGGGGACAACCCAGTCGGTAGTGGACTGAGCGCCGCGAGCGCCGGCCAGATGCACCAGAGCGGTTTGGTCTTCCAGACGCTGCATCCAAGCCTGAATGCCGGCCATGGAGATGTTGCGCAGGTTGTGCACAGTGCGCTTCTGGGTCATGCGGCCACCAGAGTCAGCGCCACCGCGAACTTGGTTGATCTGCACGTCCATGCTGGAGTAGGTGAGCTGCATCATGCGGCCTTCGATGCGCTTGTCGCCCATCACCGGCTTGCCTTGCAGAATGTTGAACAGGTCAATGCTGACCGTGTCGCCAGCGCCCTTGGCCAAGTCACCGGCCTTCACGACGGGGTAGTCGGGGCTGGTCTGGCCTTTGGTCTTGGCCGCGAAAGAACCTTCCTTCGGCATTTCGCCGGAGAGCAGATTCATGAAACCGGGAGTGTGTTGCACGCGAGTGAACAGACCCACCGAGTAGATTTTCCGCGCTAACGCGGAACCGACTGGGATAGTAGTAGCCATTTAAGCCTCACAAAGTTTGGAAATACGCATCCATTTGATCCGGCGTCATCTTGGACATGAACTCGGCAAGTTGCATGGGTGTCATGTTCTCTGCCGCTTGTCTCTCGTCCATAGCCGCCGGCTCGCCTACTGGGAACTCGGAAAGCGAGGTCGGCACTGCCGTCTTGTTCGCCTTCGTTGCAGCGTCGGCCTTGGCCTTCGCAGCAGCTTTCAAGTCCACCTGTGTCGTCTTGGCTTGACCCGGTACTTCGATAGCTCCCAATGCGGCCTCCACCATCTCGGTCACCTTCTCGAACCGCTCTGACAAGCTGGCGTTAGCCCACTTGCTTTGCGATCGCAAGGTCGCGTCGAACTGCTTTGCCAGCTCAAACGCCTCTGGATTTGACGACTGAATGTGTGCGAGCTTGGGGATCGAGTCGATTGCATCCTGCACGGTTTCCTGTGCTGAACGCGCTTGATCGGCCTGTGCCTCGCGCACTGTTGCTTCCACCGGCTGCAACTTAGCTTCAAGCGCCTTGGCCGCAGCCATCGACGCCATCACTGCCTTGTAGACAGTCGGGAAGTCCTCTTTCAGAGTCTCCAGATCCTCGGGTGAAAGGTCACTTACAGGCGTGGTTGGATTCTCGGTGCGGGCGCTCTCACCAGTTTTCGCCCCTTCACTTGCCGCCTTCGTCATGGCTTCAAGCTCGGCCACTCGCGTTTTCATCTCTTCGGCCAATTGCTCGGCACGAGAGGCACGCTCGCGTTCGCTCTTGAGCACCGCATACGGGATTACTCGCTTCCCGTCCTTGGTGGCCACGCCTTCCGGCTCGGCATCGCTCAAACCATCTTGCTGTTGGGTCTTACCTTCCGGTTCGGTCTTGCTTGCAGCAGCCGGCGCAGGATCTGGGTCTGCTGGTTTAGGGTCGCTCGAAACGGGCGTGTCGCCTGCCTCAAGAGCTTCAAAAGCCTTCGCCAGAGATTCCGGGTCAGTCGCCAAATTGTCCAAGTCAAAACCTGCCATTCACTTCACTCCACTTATCGCGTTGGTTGCGGAAATCCATCAAGGCGGGCCAATAACCCATGGCGGGGAATACTGCCTATCAGGTATGCCGAGTATCTAACTGCCCGCGCTATTTGACTGTTTCGCTCTCATGCTGGCAAAAAAAAGACCCGCCGAAGCGGGTCAACGCACTTACCGTAGGGAACACACTCAAGACAATCGGCGCAACTTGTAGATGGTGCGAAAGTACAGCATCTCGACTTCGTCAATCAGGTTTTGCAATGGGGTTTCATCCTTGGGCACGGCTGTGTAACGGGTAACCCGGATCCACTTTTGCTGGCTGCGCAGGACTTCAATAATGGGGGCGCCTGAGTTGTTGGCTACAAGCGGCACATCGAGGATGCAATCGAAACATCCTTGGTAGCCTTCAACGAACGTATCGGCCAGATCGCCAATGGCGTTGTAGAAATCACCCAGCGCCATGTGTTTCGCATACGACCCCGGGCCTTGAACTTTCAAGTGCTCGCGGTGCGCAACCTCGCGGGCCAGCAACAGCGTGCCTGCGAGGATGCCTGCGTTTTTGTGATCGGCCATGCTCAATACTCGGCAATGATGCCGGTTGCAGCCGTGCCGGTGGCCCAGACGCGCTTCACGCGCATCATGTGTCGGCCAGCGGCCATGGTCGGATAAGTCACCACCGTGCCATCGAACATGGTTACCTTGAGCGCCCCGGCCACGCTGATATACAGCGCGAGGGTGAACTCGGGCAGATCGGTGGCGTCATTCGGGGTGACGGCCACAGCTCCGGTGATTGGGCTGGCCAGTACCAGCGCCTTACCGGTATGCCGCGACTTGATGTTGGTGGACATTGACTATGCTCCTTGCAGTGCTTCGAGTGTTGCAGATCCGGTGCTATTTGATTTCCTATGGCCACTCGGATGCTGTCAGAAGCATGAGAATGCGTTTGCGCTCTTCGCCTGCCTCGGCCGCAACCCGCGCGGCGTAGTCCTCGAAGTCAAAGCTCCAGCCCGCGCTAAGGCTTGGCATCTCGCGCAGCATGGGCCGGAACATGGGCACTTCAATGATCCGGTCGTTCTCGGTCTTGACCATGAACGTGCGGGCCAGCTTCTTCTCCTGCCGCTCCAGCTCGGTCTTGCCGGATGGGGGTGCCTTGGCTGCGGCCTCGATGATGTCGATCAGGCCCGGGGTGAACGGGTCGTACTCCTTGCCGTCGATGACCACCTTCTGCAACCGCTCGGCCACCCGGTCGGAGTCGTAGGCGCGGTCGTCCGAATTGCGGCTGGTGCGCTCTAGGTAGTGCGGCCGGCCACCGCCAAGACCGTCGCCCTGCTTGACCTCGTACTGGGTCAGCGGCAGGTAGTGTGGCCACATCAGCAAGGCGCCCGGGATCGAGCGCCACAGCACGCCGGCCGCGTCGGTTAGCTCGCCTCCAGACTCGTCATAGACGTGCCACTTCCCATCGACCAGAATCTTTTGGCCGACGAGGATTTCATAGATTTGGTCTTCAACCGCCATACGGGGTTAGCCTGTCGATTCTGGCCAACCCCAGCCCACGGAAGGGGATAGACCCTGCCGCGTCTTCCCAAGCGTTAGCCTGCATGAATATCGTCACGCCGTCGTCGTAATAGACGTTGAACTTGCCCGTGGTCGCGTCCAGCTCCTGCCTATTGGACAGAAGGCGATAGATGTCCGATAGCCTATCGCCCAAGCGCGGCGGATAGATCGTGTTCTGGTTGACCAGCAGCGGAACGGTAATCTGCGCCGCGCCCTGATTGAACGACGGCGGGAAGATGGTGTTCGAGTTGGCCAGCAGCGGCGGGGCGATGTCCTTGTACGCCGCCAGCACTGGCGCAAAGACCGCGCTGGTGTTGGTCAGAAGGCTCGCAGCCAGCGCCACCGCGCCGGGGATTACCGTGGGCGTAAAGAATGCGTTGGTGGTGTCCACCAAAGGCGGCGCCAGTGTCGCTGCCCCCACCGCCACCGAAGGCGGGAAGAAGCTCTGGACGTTGGCCACGAGCGACGGCACCAGCGTCGAGATGGCCAAGACGGTAGGCGCAGACACCGTATTGGCGTTGGACACCAACGACGGAGCCAGCGTTACCGCTCCGGGTGTTACCGTTGGCGCAAACACCGCATTGGCGTTGTCCACCAGTGGCGGTGCCAACGAGGCGCCTTGTGTAAGCGTCGGCGCAAAGAAGCTCTGCGTATTGGTCAGCAGAGCTGGCGTCAGCGTGACAGCACCCACCGTAACGGTCGGAGCATTGACCGTGCTGGCATTGGTCAGCAGGCTTGGCGCCAGCGTGATCGCACCGACGGAAACCGTTGGCGAGAACACCGTATTGGTGTTTGTGACCAGCGATGGCGTCAGTGTGACCGCGCCGGTGGCGACTGTTGGCGCAAACAGGGTATTGCTGTTGGTCAGCAGCCCGGGGGCAAGTGTGGTCGCTCCAACTGCCACTGTCGGCGCAAACAGCGAATTGCTGTTGGTCAGCAGGGTCGGCGTCAGCGTCTGTGTTGCCCCGGCTCCTTGCGAAACCGTGGGGGCGAACAGGGTATTGCTGTTGCTGACCAGTGACGGGGTCAGGGTCACCGCGCCGGTGGTGACGGTCGGGCCGAAGAACGACTGAGCGTTGGTCAGCAGCGACGGAGCCAGCGTAGATGCGCCAACCCCAACGGTCGGGGCAAAAAAGGTCTGGCTGTTGGTAACGAGACTCGGTGAGAGCGTCACCGCTCCGCGTGTCACCGTCGGGGCAAACAGTGTATTGGTGTTAGTTACCAGCGACGGGGTCAGCGTGACTGCGCCAACCGTTGCCGTTGGGGCAAACAGTGTGTTTGCGTTTGTGACCAGACTGGGGGAGAGTGTCTGGGCACCGCCACCGGCTACGGCCACCGTAGGGGCGTAGAAAGTTTGGCTGTTGGTTGTCAGCGCAGGCGACAGGGTCTGCGTGGCAGGCCCGCCGCTCGAAGCTACGACAGGGCCGCTCCATGTGCCAGCCGCCACCGCACCGCCAACATCGTGCCAAGCTGCACCAGCCACCGCAGTTGCGCTGACGGACGTGTAAACGGTGCTGGATGTGACTGTGCCGTTGCTGTCGGTCACCACGCAGTCATACGCGCCACCGTTGTCCACCAGCCCGAGAGCCGGTGTCGTGTAGCTCGAAGACGTGGCGAGGCTGATGTTGACGCCACCCTTGCGCCACTGGTAGGACAGACCAGTGCCTTCTGTTGTGGCGGTCAGGCTGAATGTGACCGTGCTGCCTTCAATGACGCCTTTGTCTTTTGGCTGAACGGTGATCGTCGGCCCAAGCGAAACCGCTTGCAGGCCAATGCCGACCATCGTCTCCTGCACGGAGTTGGCGTTGATACCGTTGGTGAAGTTGTATGCGCCAGCAGCCGGATAAATCCGGTACTCGGACGAGACACCCATTGCCCCGGTGAAGTTGTCCGAGTAATTCTGCGTGTTGCCCGCACCAACCCCGATAGAGCCGCCGTTGTCAGTGAACGCGGTAATGGCCGTGATTGGCGAGTTTGGTCGGCTCAAGCCAATCGCAGGAAGCGAGGCGTTAGTGGTCGCGCCGGAAGTGACTGCGTAACTGGCGGGCGATCCTTCGAGGATCAGCGGGCCAATGCCAGTCCATCGCTCCACCACAATGTCTTTGCGTGTCGGTGTACCGGTGACGCCAGCGACAGTCACCGTCATGCTTGCGCCGCCGACCGTGACCGGGGCGGTGAAGATCACAACGCTGGAGCCACCAGCCGCTGCGGCAACGCGCCGGGTGTAGGTGTTGCCTAGAGTGTCGGAGCAGGTCGCAGCAGCGTAGGACGGGGTGGTGCCAGCAACCGCAGCCTTGACCACAATGACCTGCCCGACAGCAGGAGTAGTCAGTGCTGGCGAAGTGATCGACGTTGCTGCGCTTGTTACGCCTGTCGATACGGTTGTAACAAGGGTGGGCACTGCCATAGCGCGACCTTATTCGGTAGGCAGGTCAATCACTACGGGCTGATTTCCTTCAACCTGAACCCAGTAGAGGTAAGCCAGAAAATCTGCATCGTCGGGAGACTGGCACGGAGCCACCACTTTCCCATCGGAAACTCGGACGACCTCGCCGGTAGAGAGGGTTATTTCGTACATCACTCATCCGTTTCGATATACAGGCCACACAAATCAAGGCCGACCGCAGCGGCTGTGGCATTGTTGCAGCGCCAAGCGCGAGGGGCCAACAGTGTTGTGCTTGACGGCAAGACTGTTCCGGCAACACCGGTCAACGAGCCGGTAACAGAAGTGCCGGAGCCAAGGTTGGTGACCGTATAGCCGACAGTGTTGCTTGAACCCGGAGAGGCAAAAAGCGCAAGCTCAAAGGCGGTGTTTGTCAGCGTTGGTGCGCCAAGTGCTGTGCCAAGCGCAATCGCGGTCTGTGCAGCAGAGCCGCCATAAACGATGTACCACTGGGTATTGTCAGTGCTCAGTTGGGCGATGCCAACAGAGTTGGTAAGGGTTGCTGGATCGACGTTTGTCGGAGCGGCAATGCTGGAAGACATACCAACAAAAGCGCGAGCACCGGCAACAGCGGCGGCGTCCGATGTGGCGAACCGAAAAAGCGCATGGAACCCACCAAGGCCAGCGCCGTCGCCTACGGTGTACTGGGCTACCGTGAAGTAGATGCCGGACAAGCTGGCCGCTGTTGCTGCCGAAACGTAGCCAAGCCGCTTCATGCGGGTCAAGATGTTGGTCACCGCCACAGCACGCTGTGTTGCCGTGCCGACTGCGGTGCCAGCGGCCATACCGGTGGCAATAGGCACGGTAGTGGCGTTGCCGATTGGCTGCCACCATGCTGCCCGATTGCGGCCAATGTGCGGCTGCAACAGAGTGTCCAAGCCAGATGGCCCCATAAATCCCGGCATCAAACGGCCCGCATTGCTGCGAACAAAGTGCGCCACGATGCCTGCTGGCGGTGCGGTTGGATTGGCGACTGACAGAACTGGCTGGTGGAAACTGTGGTCATCTTGCAGCCAGAGCGTTTCATCGGGCAGCAGAGCGCCAAAGACGTAGACGTTGGCATCGGTGAAGTTCACCAGCGCGTCGGCGTTGGATGACTTGTAAATGATGTTGCGGGCCAGCGCCGAACCATTCCAAGTGCCCTCACCAGCCTCCCAATTTCCGGTAGGCACACCGTTGGCATCGACCGCCATCGCCATGTAGTGACAGTCCGTACCAGCAGCCATCCGGTTGCCGAATGTGTCCCGCCCGGTGATGGCCGTGAAAGTGCCAAACGCAGCAGTGCCCGGTGCCGAGCACTTCTGCATTACGTTGGTTAGGGCTACGTCTGCCATCAATTACCCCACTGGACAATTACGTTTTTACAGTTTTCGGTGCCGTCAAAGCTCGGGTCATGGTCATAGACCTTGCGCTCCCAGCGGTCGCGGCACCATGGCTCCGCGCAGCTTTTAATCTCGTCAGGCATCCAATCCAGATTGCTCACAGAGTCGCACCCCCCACAGGCTAGGGGAATCGTATGATTCAGCGCCCACCCGGGGCATGCGCCGGTCGTCAGACCGGTACTCGGGCACGGGTGAATCTTCTGGAACTCCTTGAGCACCAACCTGCTTCGTTGAATTTCACCGTTCGCATCGCGCACTGGCGTGCCGCAATAACGCGACTCCACAAGATGCTGCGGCAAGGTGGCCAAAGCACTTGTGTAATAGGCGAGCGCAACCAGCGCGAACAGCAGGCGTTTCACAGTTGGAAGATCCCCGAGGGATTCCAAGTCACGTTGATGTTGCCGCCGTTGGGGGTCACTGGCAGGCCGGTAACACCAGTGTCGATCCATGCGACCAGAGGCCAAGTGGTGTTGGCACCAGCGGTCTTCACGAAGATCGCAATGGCCTCGGCGGTGTTGCCGCTCACGGCTGTAAAGGTGCTGTCAGCAGCGTCAAACAAGCCATTGGTGAATGTCTTGGTGCCCAGTTCAACTTCGGTGCCCACCTGACCGGCGGCGATCGAGCTGTAAAACTGGTTGGCCGCGTTGTAGGTCGCTGTGCCGGTGTCGATCAGCGCGGCGTAGACGCCGGTGGTGCCCGTGCCATTGAGGCTAGAGGCCGCAGTAGCCTTCAAGGCTTCCTGCTTGAACAGGGGATAGAGTGCATTTGCCATGGGTTACTCCTTGGTTGGCTTGGTTGCGGGCTTTGAAACGGCACCCACTGCGCGGCCGTTCTCATCCTCGATGATCTTGGTTTCGCGGGGCTGGGCGATAACTTGCGCGAGCGCGGCTTGCGTTTGCGCCAGTGTGGCCAAGACTTGCGCCATGGCCGGGTCTTGCTTTGGCTCTTCCTTCACCGGCTCGGGTTCCGGCTCTGCCTCGGCAACCTTCTTGACCTCTTCGATTTTGGATTCGAGCGCCTGCACGCGGGCGTCCTCGTCCTTTTTCATGAGGTCGAGCTGGTGTTGGATCTGCACCAGACCGTCAAACAGCGGCTTGAGCATGTCGGCGCCTGCGGCTTTGGCCTGCTCGGCCCTGATCTTGGCAGCGCCGTCGATGTTGGCCTTCTCGATGTCGGCTTGGTACTTGGCTTGAATTTCCTGCTGGCGGTTGGCCAACTGCATCTGCAACGTGCTGATCTGGTCGTACAGCGGGCGCATCTGGCGCTCGAAGTCCATCTTCATCTGCTCGATCTGACCGCCGTTCTGGTTGGCATAGGCCGCAGCTTCGGCGTCGGCCATGAGCTTTTGTGCCTTGGCCATCGTCTCTTGGATCTTGGCTTGGCGCTCTTCCGTCTGGAGCTGGATTTCGTGCTGTTGCAAGGCCTGCTGCTGCTTGGCCTGCTCCATCTGCTGCTCGGGCGACGTGATGCCCACCACGGCCCGAAGGCGGTCGGCCAGCTCGTGACGCTTGGGCATGTCGGTGGCTTCGATGATGAAGTCCATGACGTAGCCTTGGAGCTGCGGGGGCAGGCTCTTGGTGATTTCGGTCAGCATCTGGAGCTGCTGCATGCGGTAGGTCGGCGTGCTCGGCACATCGTCCAGCACAATCTTGGCCTTGACCTTCTGCACATCGTTCTGGGTGACCATGCGCCCGGTCTGCGGATCCATCGTGATCTGGTTGAGCGGGATGATTTTCTTGTTCAAGCCCTCGCCAATCGTGACCACCATGGGCTTTGTGCCGATCTGCTCTTGCAGCAGCGAGAACAGCATCTCGCCCACCAGACGGCGCGAGTACCGGTAGTTGTCGTTGATTTCGGCCAGCGTGTTGACGCCCTGCTCCACCAGCGAGTTGATGGCCAGCCCAGAGCTTGCGTTCGAGTTCTGGCCCATCATGGCCTTGTGGATGCCGGAAGCCTCGGCAATCTCCAGCTTGGCCTCCTGCATGACTTGGAACTGCTGCGTGGCCAAGTCTCCACCCGGCTCCACCTTGAACTGGCTTTGCGGCTTGCGGTTGGCATTCAGGACGATGTAAGCGTCCGGGCGGGCAACCTCGGCCATCGCGCGGCCATGGTCGGTCACAGCATCCCCGTCGGTGATGACCCGGCGGCTGTTGAGCGACCAGAGCATCTTGGACTTGCGAGCGTTGATTTCGTCTTGCGGGCTGATCATCGAGCGGATCAGGCCGTATGGCACGTTGGTCAGATCCTCGCGGTGGCCAAAGAACGGCACATAGGGGAACTGGTTGTGCTTGTAGGGGCTGGGCACGTCATACAAGAAGTGCGGCCCGGTGTACCAAGCCAATCGCACCTTCTGGAATGTGGCCTGCTTGACTTGCGCGTAGCCGCTAACGATGGCTTCGTTGTGCTTGGGGTTGTTGAAATCAGCCTCAATCACCCGGCCATTGGGCAGCGTCAATGTGTAGCCGCGCACCCACTTGCGATACCAGACCTCGTACAGGCAGATCCGCATGCGCTGAATGTCGCGCCAGTCCACGGCCGCAATCCGGGTGTCGCGCTCTATTTCCCAGCTCTGCACCAGTCTTGAGTCTTGCTCAAGTAGCGGGTCAAACCCGGCCCAGCCGCCCGTGGTCATGCGGAATAGGCCGGCGTACTGGGGCATCATGGCAATGGCCTGCTCCAGCTCCATCCAACGGCGCCGGATCAGGTAGCGGGCGTCCGAAATGTCGGGCTGCTCGGCACGCCAATCCCAGAAAATCTCACGTCTGTGCACATACCGAACCCGCACCGGACACTTGAATGGGTCGTGCTCGCGGGCCACTTCGACCCATGACAGCCCCGCCTTGATCTGGCCAGCATACGCATCCGACACCGCGCGGTCGGCGCGGCTCTCGATTTCTGCGTGCTTCAACTTCACCGACAGCGCCTCGGCCAGCGCATCATTGGCTTCGTCGTCGTCTTCGGGGCGCACGCGCCAGTCTGTGCGGGTCTTGGCTTCCATGCCCAGCACCGTGTCGATGGTGGGCTTGATCAGATTGGTAATCAGCGGGGGCTGGCCACGCTCCTTCAACTTCTCCACCGTCTCCGGTGAAAGCTGGTTTCCGTCGTAGTAGTCGGCAGCACGGTCGGCCTCGCGGCGCCAGTGGGGCTGGTGCTTAATCTCCCACAGGAACATTTCGAGCTGTTTGCGCGGCAGCGCCGTGTCGTCCAGTTCCTCGGGCATCGTCTTGTCCGTCGGCTCTTCACCGATGACAACATTGCCGCGCGGCCCCTCGTCAGTTGAGTAGGGGCCGAATTGTGTGTCTGTTGGAGGGCGATTCAATCGGGGAATCGCCGCCTCTGTGAGTTGGATGTCACCAATGGCCATATATATTGCTTCCGGCAGGGTTACCCGGCCCTCCAGTCGTATTCTCTTCGGGGGTTCACTATTTGACTGCTTGGGTCAGGCGGGGTGATTGCGTAGCGCAGCATCATGTGGGCGTACCGGCTGGCGCTGATCAAGTCGTCATTGAGCTTGACGATCTTGCCGTCCTTGCGGTGGTACAGCCGGAACTCGGCCAGCCAGTCCGTCTGGTTGGAAAACACCTTCCAGCGCCCGGTCTGCATGCGGTTGAGCATGTCCAGAACCGAGGCCTCAACACTTGTTCGGGAAATCTTGTGCCCCAGCTCGTCACCCGTCTCCGGCATCTGCGCCATCTCGTGCAGCATGTTGATTCCGGCATCCCGGTACTGCTGGGCCAACTGGAAACCAGACCCTTTTTCCGTCTGCAAACCGTCATGTGGCCACGCCACAGGCACCCAATCGCCCTTTTCCTTGATGACCCGGGCCTGATCGCGCGGCGTCGTCTCGCGCATGCGGTACGAATCGAACAAATACACAATGTCCTTGTCCCGATCCCACGCCAACCACGCCCCCGCCGCCGGGTGATCCCAGCCGAAGTCCAATCCGCAAATCTGCGGCCATAAATCGGGGATCTGGAACGGCTCGACCACAATCTGAGCCTCGGCAATGGGAAAAATCCGACCCGAACCCAGAATTGGAATGCCCTTGGCCCGGGCCTCGCGCTCGTGCTCTGGGTAACTCGACACAATCCGGTCGATTTCCTCGCGGGAATAGTGCCCAACGTCCTCGATCGTCATGTTGATGTCGATCCGATCAGGGCTTTCCTCTTGCAAGAAGCGCATCACCACCTGAGACATACCCAAAAGTGGCGTGAAAGTGATCCAGACAATGCCCTTTGTCGCGTTTGTCCGGGTCAAAACCTCCGTGTAAATGTCCAGCGGCGGCTCTTCGTCCAGCGCAGCAAAATCCAGCGTTTCACCCTGCAACTTGGAGCGGCCTTTCTCATACGACTTGAAATAAAGGCGTGAAATACCCCCGCTGGCGTGCCGCACAAACATGCAATCGACCGAATCCGCGATACCTTGGGCGCGTTTTGGCTCCCCAATCAGCAGCTCCGACGGCACCGTGCCCGTCCCCCACTCGTTCGGACGGCCCAAAATTAACCGCTGCATCGTGTCGCGCGTGGATTCCATCGACTCACCCAGCGCCCACCCCGTCACCGGCCGGCTCCAACGCTTCCCCTCCCACCACGTCGGGTACAAACCCGTCAGGTGGAACGCCACTTCGTAGGCGCTACTCCAAGTTTTCCCCAACTGGTTGCCCGCGCGGAACAACCTCTCGCGCTTCGTGGCCCCAGCATTGTGAAACTCAATCTGCTTTGGGTACGGCTTGTACCTCGATAACTTGTTGCGATCTTGCCTTCTCTTCTGCTCCTGCAATATAGCCAGCAAGGCCTGTTTGGGCGGCAAGTTCCGCAGCGATTCGGGCAATTTCGTCGTCAGTGAGGTTTGCATATTCATCATTCTTCACCGGATCCTTTGCTTCAAACATCCTCATCGTCTTGCCCAACAGCTCCAGCGCCCGATTCGCGCCAGCAGAATCAAATCGAAACTCTCCCGTCGGATTCCCATCACGGTCTTTGACCGGCTCGGCCTGCATGCACCGCTCCGTGACAGTCATCAGGCGAGTAATCACCCACCCCCTGTCCAAACCAGCCTTCAATATCGAGTTCTGCGTCACCAGCTCGCACAACTCTTGGATGCGCTTTTGTACCTCGGGCACCTTCTCCCATCTGGTCGCATAGTGCGGCGAGTCCAACCCGATCAGTTGCAGCGACTCGCGCTTGTCCATCCCCAGCGACCTAGCCCGACAATAAGCCTCCTGCTGCGGCGTCAACCCAGACTCCATCTTGGGCGCCGGCGGCAACCGCGTGCCCTTGGCAATACCCTTGCGCGGCTTGATCTTTAGACCTTGCTCGACATCCTTCGTCAGCTCGTCAAGCTGTGTTTTTACATCCATCAATGCACCACCAATTTAAAAATAGCCGCGCCCAATAAGGCACCAACACCCACAACAACCGACAAAATCCACCCGCGCGTCAGCTTCAACGTCGGTATCTCCAACTCGATCGACTTGATCCGCTCGTCCTGCGACTTGATCGAGCTAAACGCCCGGTCAAGCGCCTGCCGCGTCTCATGGTGCTTCTGCTCAAGCGCCGTGAGCTGCGCCAGCGAATCCCTGATCGCCGATAGCGTCTCTTCTATCGCCGCCAGTCTGTATTGGGTGAGCTTGTCATCATCGGCCATTTCTCGACACGCTTACTGCGTACTCCTGCAAACCTGTAACCTGATTCCTCAGTGCGTCAGCGTCTGCCGCCACTGCTCGATATTCATCAGCGCACGATCCAAGTAGCTCTCTCGCTTCGGCGGCTCCATGAGCTGCACCGGGGGCGCCGGAATCTCCGGCTGGTTCACGGGCATTGAGGGCTGCGATGGTGTTCCGCAACTCGCCAACAGCCACGAGAGCGTCAGAAGCACGACGACTGAGTTCTTGCGCTTTTGCTTGAGCATTTATTGCCACCTTTTCCACTTGTAAACGAAGTTCCTGCTCCTTGGCACGCGCCTTCTGCTCCATCTCCAAAGCCACAGCAGCATCATGCTCCCGTGTCTTCGCATGCGCAGCACGCTCGTTCGTAAACCGAACATAGTTCGCACCGGCAACCGCAGTCGTCACCGCCAACGCAACCGCCCACACAACACCGGGCACAACGTCAAAGATTTTCCACATAGCTCACTCTATACATTTCCGAAATTCAGCTTGACGGCGAACAGTCAAACCTCTTAGAGGCTGACCCTTGAACTTGTCCCAGCGCAATATCTCGTAGCACGCCCCAGTGAAATCCATCTTGTTGAGCTTCTTCACCAGCGTCGAATTGCAAAACGCATCCGGGCCGATGTTGTAGGCCAAACTCACAAAGGCGTCATACTCATTTTGCGCAAGCGGAACCTTCACGCACTTCTTGAGCGCACCCTCATACTTATTGATGTCCAGCAGCGCACGCTCAATAGCCTTAGTCGGTGTAATCGTGTCTCCGGGCTTCACACCTTCCGTAGTACCAAACCCAATCGTCGGAACATCACCCGGCACAGGTATATACGCCTTGTCCGAATACCCCTCGTGCATGACGATACTCACCAGCGCAGACGCCGACAGAAATATCGCCGCAATCGGTGCTCTGTTTTTCTTGTCGATCATTTCTCGTTAAGCGGCATCGTAGTTACTACGCGCAACCCAGCGATACACGCCGCCACAACAATGCCGCTGACTGCGTGCATCTTCGGATCAGTAATCAGATCGAGTAAACCCTGCGCGGCAGATAGCGCCGCCAGAATCATTGCAAACCACATCGTTTTTGATTTCAGGTACTGCATGCTGCTACTGCCTTCAAAAAAAATTTCGGGACTCCGATTTTGCAAATTTCGGGAGGGTGGGCCCGTGTATGCAACCGCCCGCCCCCGCCCGTTTTGGCCTCCCCCCCGGGGGGTGGGGGGTCGGTGTGGCGATGGTAGGGGGGAGGGGGCTATTTGACGTGCTGCTGCGTGCGTTCGAGCAGTCGGAGGTAGCCGCAGGCGTCGATCTGGCTGTCTCGATGGCGCGGATCGTTGGCCAGACGTGCGAGCTTGAGCTGCACCATCATGCAGGCCACGTCGTCGGTGGTGAGGTAGAAGTCTGGTGGCATGTGGCCGCGTGCGATAAGCCATTGAGTCCACATGCCGGCGATGGCGCGTAGGTTTTTGCCGGGGTCGCCGTAGGTTTGCTCGCGGTCGCCGTCCACGATGGCGGCTGCTTGTTCAAGGATCGAGGGTTGGTCGGAAGCCATGGAAGATTTGCTCAAGGGTTGCGAGTGCTTCGGCGGTCGGGTTGTTCTCGATCAGGAGCACCGAACCCCATCGAGCCGTGGACTTGCGGCCGGAGCGTGCGATTGCGCCGGTGTTGTATAGCGCGTTGAGCGCGAAGATAGTCTGGTGGTAGGTCAAGCTGGTGCGCTGCGCTATTTGACGTGCTTGCAGCCATTCCGTTTCCGCGTTGACCACGCGGAGCACGCGGGAGCGATACGTTTGGCGCGTGCCGCTCATGCTTCCAGCGGTGGAGCACCGTCGTGTGACACGCCGAAGTAATCCAATAGTGCTTCACGCGCGTCGGCTGCCGAACGACACACGGCCGTGCTCCATCCTTGAGCTGCGAAATTGGCGAGCCATTCCTTCTGTTCCGTGGTGGTCGAGCCGGTGGCCGATTTCATCTCGATCACGAGGCCTATTTGCTCGCCGCTGCGCACGGGCAGGATGAGGTCGGGAAACCCGGGCTTCGTGCCGAGTGCCTTCATCTGCCCGCCTGTGATTGCGTCACGCTTCCCGCCGTTGGGTGAGTGGTGCAGCCAGCGCAGTTGAGGGAGCACTGCTCGAACCGCAACCTTGTGCGTCCACTTGATGAGCCGAGCCTGTTCGCGTTCTTCGTTTCTTTGCATCCCGCGCATTCTATAAAAACTAAACCTTGGGAGGCAATGGTGGGGCAAACCCGGGGGTCGAGGCCGGGTGGTCACCCGCAGCCGGCCAGTTCCAGCCGTGTTCCGGCGTGTTCCGGCGTGTTCCGAAGCCCGAAACCGGGATTCTCCAATGAAATCAATGGGTTACGGCCATTGTTCCAGTGTTCCAATTGTTCCGGCATTTTTTTGCTTTTTTGGTCTGGACATGCGGAAGGGGGGGAGGGCCGGAACTCTGGAACAGAGAGGAAAAAAAGAAAAAAAATATATGAAATACATATATATATCAATAACTTACGTCACATCGAACCTACCCGTTTGTGTTCCGGCTGACTTGGAACAATTCGGAACAATCGGAACCCAAGACCGGCCCGATAGGCAAAATCTATGCAAAGTTTGCATGCGATGAAATTAAAGTGTTCCGCGGTCGGAACAATTGTTTTACACTGTGTTCGGGTTGATTTTTTCTCACGCAAACGAAGCACGAAAGGAAGTACGAAATGAACGCAAAAAAACTGACAGTCAAGCAGCGTCTGGAGGCCGTCAAGTTGATGGGCAAATACGTTGCATGGGAATGCAACACGCGGCCGGTGCACGAAATTACACACGAGCTGGATCGTCTGGATGATCGCCCAGTTGCATACGAGGCCATGCGCCTGATTGAGCAATACGTTGCCTCGGCCAAGTGGGAATACGCGCACCTGAACGAGCAATTGAGCCTGATTGAGAAGAAGCACAGCGACAGCATGAACGGCGTGTTCGTGTACCTGCAAGACCCGATGGTCGATGAGGAGAACGTCTTGGTGAACGGGATGACCGAGTTTTCGATTGGGTTCTGGCCGGCTATGTGCGCGGCGCAGGCTTCGGCTGCGGGCATGCGTGCCGAGGACTTGGGGCTGGATCTGAACAAGGCCGTGGGCCGGGTTGTGTACTAAGGGGGCCGGAATGCTACTGACTCAAGCCCAAGCCGAAGCCGTGGTGAATGCCTTGGCCCAATTGACCAACGCCGGGGCAACCCGGCTGGAAGTCCGGTTTCAGAACGACAAGAGCCGCTATGCGGTTGTGGCGGGCTGCGACAAGGTTTTCGTCAAGGAAACGAGCCGCTCGACCTTGATGACCGTCCAGCGCGAGGTTTTCACCATTGACGAATTTAACAAGGCCTACGGGCTGTAAGGAGAACGACATGACCAAGACAGAACAGAAAGCAATTGCCCGGGCTTCGGCCCAAGGCCGGGGGGCGCTGCTGCGCACATTGGCCCAGATTCACCGGGCCGGAACCAAGCGCACCCAGCGCGAGATTGACACCCAGATCAACGAAGCCCGGGCATGGGCCGAGTTTGTGATGGTCAACGGCGCTTTGCTTCACCAGTCGGAGGTTTGAGCCATGACCGCAAAACTAATTGCCACACATCAAGACCTTCGCCGGGAGGTTTGGGCGCAGTTTGACCCGACGGCCGAGGTTTGGGAGTTGTTCGCCAGCAAGGAGTGCGACGACTATTTGGGCTGCGCCGACACGCTGACCGAGGCCAAGGCCGTGGCCCGGGAATGGTTTGAGGACTTGATGAGCCGCTGATGACAGCGACAAGCCTTCGGGGCTTGTCAGTGTCACCCGACGCTAAACCAACCGACCGACGAAAGGAAGTAAGTAATGAAAACGATCACGCCAGAACAAACCGCCGCACTGGTGGCCGCTTGGAAGAGCCGCGCAGCCGTGCAGGGCTACTCCAAGAAGAAGGAGAAAGACGCCCGGGCCGACTTTTTTGCCGGGGCTGCGTATGCCCTGTCAAATCAAGGGCTGGAGCTGCCCCCGTACATCCTGATCTGCATCCTGACCGGGAGGGAGCTGCCATGAGCTATTTGGAGCACGTTTGGCGCTGCAAGTGCGCCGGCATCAAGCCACTGACCTATTGCCAGTACCTCAACGTCATCAACAACCGGAGCCAAGCATGACCATCGTTCTAAACACGCCCGTCCAGATTCAGGCTTACCGCGCGGCCGTCATCAAGCACGCGCTCAAGATTTACGCCAACACCGGCATGCAAGTGAACCGGGCTTACACGCCCACGGCCATGCTCAAAGCTGCCGGCCAGCTCACCGGCAAGACCTACAAGCGCGGCCAGTACCTGCTTGCAGCCGATGATCTTCAATCCCTGCTGGAGGCCTGAACCATGACCAACAAACACACGCCCGGGCCGTGGAAGAGTGACATTGTCCAAGTCACAAGAGAATTTTTCAAAGGTGGCCGGCTGGTAGAGGGCATAACAACCGAGTCGGGCCAGATTGTTGCCATTACCGGCGAAGGTGATGCAGACGCCCGCCTGATTGCAGCAGCGCCGGATCTGCTGGCCGCGCTGCAACGCCTTGTATCGGGTTGCGATAACAACGCCGACGCTGATGGCAATGTCGATATGGACATGGCAATGTTTGCGGAAGCCCGAGCCGCCATCGCCAAAGCAGGAGCCTGAGCCATGGACGAATACACCCAATTGGTTTCGGACTGCGCCCAGCAGGGCCGCAACCTTATGCAGATGATGGCCAACGCCGGGACTATTGAACCCTTGTACCTGTACTACCGGGCGAGCAATGGCAAGACCCCGGGCAAGCTGCTGCTGATCCGCGACAGCGTGCCGGTGCTCGAAGAGACTGGCCTCAAGCTGGCCACCGGCGAGGGGCTGCGCTCCAACGTGCCCTACGCGGGCTACTTTCAATGGGTTTGGGAACGCGCCCGCCGCTGCCCCATCCTTTCTTATGAGGGATCCGACCATGCCTAGAAACCTTTTCATTCGCAACCTGCTGGAGATGCACCACGGCAATTTGCAACACGCCCGCGACCGGCGTTTGGCCCGCCTGCACTGGCTTGACCAGATCAAGACCTTGGCCGAGGACGGCCAGATTGCCCTGTGCTCTTGGAGCCGCGACTGCGATATGTGCGAGGGCACAACGCGCACGGTAATGCCTGCCGATGCCAAGCTGATCGACGAGCGCATGGATCGTGACTATGCAGGGGCCGAAGGGCCGATGAACCACTGGCTGCAACGGGTCAGCGCACCGTATGAGGGTTATTTCCGCGACCGTGCCTTGGAGGCATACGAGGACGGACACCCGCACGTCATTTACTTGGACTAGGAGTTGAGAATGCCTAAATTTTCCCTGCACATTCACTGCGATAACGCGGCCTTCGCTGATGCACAAGGCAACGTGACGCCCGAGAGCGCGGCCAACGAGCTGGCCGTGCTGCTGCGCGTAGTGGCGCTGCGCCTTGAGCGTGGCGACTACTACGACAAGTACCGCACCATCCACGACACCAACGGCAACGACGTGGGCCGCTTTGCAATTAAGGAGGACTGACCATGGAAACCGGAGACATTCTGACCAAGGGCGAGGCCAGCGCGATAGATGGCCTCTACGAGGCTGCTGTGGACTTGGTCAACAAGTTGCGAACCATGTCACTGCACCCCAGCCACTACCAGCCGCTTGCGGAAGCAATCACGCGATTTGAATTTGAGACAGAGGACTGAAACCATGACCAACCCCATTGAAACCAAAACCCTGCCGTCTGGCTTCCGTGTGGAAGTCATGCACGACGATGATGCAATGAACCCGGCAAAGGACTGGGACATGCTGGCCAATATCGTTTTGCACGATCGCTGCCGCTACAACTTCGGGCACAAGCAGGCCAGCATGGATGAGCTGCGCTCCATCCACGAGAACCCGGCGAATCTGGTGCTGCCCCTGTATATGTACGACCACTCTGGCATCACCATCAAGACCAGCCCCTTTAGCTGCCAGTGGGACAGCGGCCAAGTGGGCCTTGTGTATTGCACCCGGGCCGAGGCGCGGCGCGAGTTTGGCGACGACGAAGAGAAAGCCCTGAACTGCATGCGTGGCGATGTGCAGTCCGTGGACGACTACCTGACGGGCCGCGTCTATGGTTTCCAAGTGTTTGACCCAGACGGAGACATGGTCGATAGCTGCTGGGGATTCTTTGGCGATTCCGACTACTGCATGGGCGAAGGCGTGGCCGCAGCCGAGCACCATGCCAAGGAGCGCGAAGAGGAAGCCACCGAGCGCGACTACTGGGCCAATCGTGGCGTGGAGACAGTGGAATGAAAACCATCACGATTGACACCTACACGCCATGGGGCACCACCAGCGCGATATGCGTGGAGCTGCACTACCGTGGCAAGAAGCTGCACCAGATCACGGCACACAAGGGCGACCGCGAGCGCCTGATGCAATTGGCCCGCAAGTGGGCCAAGAATCAAGGATTCACCCACGTCCATCTAATTGGGACACCCGGAAAGGAAATGCTGAAATGAAACTCGAATGGAAACAACTCTGGGACGCCATGGACGCCCGCCCCGATGACTGGATTGAAACGACAGAGGATATGTACTGGGAAATGCTGGAAGTTGTGCCACCCCGGGCGCAGCTCAGTGGCCGCTTCCTTGTGGGCGAGGCCAAGACCCACAACAACGAAGGCAAGGCCGTGTACGCATGTTTCAGGCAGGCGGGCACCCAGTTTTTTGCCAAGCACATGACCGTGAACGAATTTATGAAGGAGGTACGTTAAATGGACTGGATTGACGCAATTGTTGTGACCCTTGCGGGGCTGTACGCCCTGTTCATGGCCTTATCTGAGACTTGGAGGTAACATGGCCAGCACTGGAAACGCATTCGACTGGAAGGGCAAGCCTTCCATCTTCACCAAGACGCAGCAGCGGGGGGAAAGCCTCAAGCAGATCACCCAGAACGCGCTGCGCGAGAACGCCGACGCCAGTTTGGGCCACACGCCCAAGCCGCAACGCCGGCGCCGCAAGGTTGAAATCAAGTGAAACCCTATCTGACCGTTACCGAAGTGGCCAAGCGTGAGGGTATCTCTACCCGGCGCTTGCGCCTTTTGTGTGAGCAGGGCCGCGTCTACTACGCCGAAAAGGTGGGCGGGCAGTGGCTTATCCAGCTCAACTATCGCCTTGACAAGCGGGACGTTACGGGCCGTCCCCCCAAGAAACGTCAGTCACCCCCAACCAAGAAATAGCAGTTTCCCCCGTAATTCAAGCCCTGCTTCACCCCGTCAACAATGGAAACCACGCCGGCCTCGCTGGCCGTTTCCATCAGCTCTTTGAACTCCCGGCTCTTCATGCTCATCAACTTGAGCAGCTTTCCATGGGGCAACCCGCCGGCTTCGCACACTGTTCCATAGCGTTTGTCCCCTGCGTACTTCTTCGCGTTCTTGAGGAAGTTGATGGCCCTCTTAATGTCGCCGTCCGTCTGATTCGCAATGCGCTCGCGCTTCACGGCACGCACCAGCGCCATGTCGTAGTGCCTGACGTACTCGATGGCCCAGCGTAGGTGCTCGGCCTGCACTTCCCTTTGATTCGGGTCGGTGGCCTTGCAGACGATCATGGCCAGCTTCATTGCCTTTTCCAGCGTGCGGCCGAGCAGCACGTCAAAGCCCTCTGTTTCGTGCGCTTCCTTGTGGTCGTTCAGCTCGCGCTCGAATGCCGTCATCAGGGCTACGCATGCCTCACTGAATGGCAGCTCAATGATGCTGGGGGGCATCTCGGCCGGGGCCACTGAGGCTAGATTGCCGTCCTTGATCCCGGTCACATGGACTGCCTTGCACCAGTCAATGATGGCCGGGGGGGCATCGTCGCGCGGCACGAACCGCAGGAGCTGGCGCGGTTGCCGTGACTCCACCACAATGCAGCGCCCTAAGAATCCGTCCTTGACCAAGTCGTCGGTCAGGTTCTCGTAAAACGTGGCCGGGGTTGTGGCCCCTAGCAACGTGATGCCCGGGTTGTGCACGATGCGCTCGACTTGGCTGGCCTGCCCTTTGGATAGGGTCATGGTCGAGTAGGTCGGTGGGCGCAGCACTCCATCAGTGCGGCCAAAGGCCTCGATGAGCTTGTCCAGCGCGGCTTCGGTGTTTGCCTGCCCTTTGGCCCGGGACATTTTCAGGAGCTTGCCCATCTCGTCAATGGTGGCCACATGGCATGGGGACTTGAGCAATGCCGAGTACACGGCACCCGCCGATGTGTAGCCGCTGCCGCCGATCAAGTGGGCCATATTCGCGTCGGTCAGCACCTTCTCTACGCATGCCTGCGGGTGTTCCTTGCCCTCTGTGGACTTGGCCACCAGCACCAGATATAGAGAAGTCCAATTGCCATATTGACTTCGATAGGTTCTGCCCATCACCACGGAGCAAAGCCCTATGGCTGCGGCCAATGCCAGCTCGTGCTGGGCTTTGGGGGCCGTGGCCACAATCCAGCGGGTGATGTCCCCCAAGATACCCGGCGGGTTGGCAATGAAAGCGGGTATTGCCCGGGCCGGCTCCACGCTGGTCGTGGGCGGGAGCTGCACCGGAGCTGGAGCTGCGGGCTTGGCCCACGGCAGCGGAACGACGTTCCCTATGGTCTGTGTAACGACGGGCGCAGGCTCACCAGATGAGCCTCCCCCAAACAAGATCGGCTCCGGCTCATCTAGTTTGAGGCAGCTCCGCAATGACTCTGCGGCTTTGGCAAACGGCAGGCCATTGGCGTACATGACCAGATCAATCGGGGTGATGCCGTAGTTCCCGCCGAAGTCAAAGATGCCGCTGGGGTGAATGCCTACGTTCGGGTTCTTGGCTCCGCGCCAAGTGGCCACGGTACGGTAACCGTCGCGCTCGCGCTTGGAATACGGGATGATCTTGGGCACCCAGTCCTCAAGCTGGCGCAGCGCCTGCTCATTGAGGTCGTAGTAATACTGGGCACTGGTGCTGCGGTTGGTGTTGATCGGGCCGGCGTTGTCGGGCAGGGCCACGGTCTTGCGTTGGTACTTCTTGTCTTCGTCGGTCTGGTACGGGGCCAGCGTAGCCGCCACCTGATCGAAGAAATTGTCGGGCAGGACGGGCAGATCCTTGGGGTCGAAGTCTTCGAGCAGATCCTCGGTCAGGTAGTGATAGGTTGGGCCGTCTGGGTGCAGTGTCCCGGGCATAAGGGTCTGGCGCCCGTCGGACAGAACATCGAGCACCCGAATGCCGTTGATGTTGAAGCTGCATGACCGCTCGCCGTTGTAGCGGAAGAATGCGGTGTACCCCTTGGCGCCCTTTTTCTTGACCGGTGTGTATGGAATGAGCCGGTCAAGTGCGTCGGTGCCCTTTGTGTCGTAGTCCCGGTCAAGCCCTATGACGCCAGAGAGTTTGCCAGTCAGCAGCCCAATGCCAGCCCCGGGCCACTTGTCCCATGCCTCCAGCTCTATCGGGGTTGGCAGGCGCCGGAAGAAACGCTCCCAGTCGTGCATGCCCTTCCAGCCCTCGGCCTCCGACCACACGCCGGGGCGCTTGGTGCCCGGGGCGATGGGGATTACGCAGTAGCCGCGCTCGATGTAGGCATAGGATCGGCGTTCATAGGGCGATTGTGTCTTTTGGTCAATCTGTGGTGCTGAAACTGGCTGCATAGCTATAACTCTGTTACCTCTGGTGCCCTGCTCATGATGCGATTGCGAGTCACCGCAATAAGCTGCTCGTAAGTTGATCTGGGCACGCTGCTGCGTTGCAGATCGTGATAGTCGAATAGGTCGCGCATGAGCGTCAGACCCGGCCCTGTAAGTCCCATCTTCCCGGTTCGCTCGAACCGTTCGGCTGCTGATACAAGTTCAAACTGCGCCGCCTTGCATACCGGCAGCACTTCTGGCCCTATGCCACGCATGCCCATCGTCTCGGCCAGATTGAGCATGTCGCCCAAGTCTTTCCACTCCCGCAGCGTGGCTTTACCGTGTGCAAAAGCGTCGATGGCAGACAACTCGCGCAGCCGTAGGCCGGCCAACATCTCGGGCGGTGTGATGCACGCGCCTTCGATCGCGTATGTGATCGGGTTGACCAAGGCGTACACCTTGCGTCGGGTCTTCTTTCTCATGCCTGCAAGGCAATAGCGTGGCCAGCCTTGACCATGTCAGGGCGCACGATTTCAAGCGGCAAACCGGCCAAAATGGCCACCTTGCGAGCGTGATCGGCTGGCACGCGACGGCGCCACTTCGTTACTGACTGGACTGAAACGCCGCATGCGCGGGCGACTTCACCGGCCCCACCGGCAAGGGCAACAATGCCCGCGACGGTAAAGCCAAGCGGCTCTTGTGAGTTGATTTTCATGTTGATTCAGGAGTTTGCAGTTGGGGGTTGAGAGTTTAGTTTATCTCACTGCCCATTGCCAACTAGATTGTTTAGTTTGTCTCATGTAAATTTACGCCTTTCGCCCAACAGAGTGCAGGGAAGTCCAATGTCCAAGATCCTTGCAGGCCGGCTCAAGGCAGCGCGTACCGCGTCACACCCGCCCATCCTCCAAAAGGATATTGCCAAGCGATTCAGGGTTACCCCGGGGGCCGTCTCCCTATGGGAATCTGGCACCACGGAGCCGAGCACCGAAGTTCTGGCCGAGCTGGCCAAGCTCTACAAAGTGAGCGTGGATTATCTGGTCGGCATGACAGAAGGGCGCACGCTGGACGTGCAATTCAATACGCCGCTGCACACTGTCCCCCTCGTTCCAGCGCGGGCCTTGGCCAAGTGGCGCTTAGAGCTGGAAACTGGGCGTCTCCAGACGGAAGTTGCCTATGTGAAGGGGTCAGCAGCGGCCATGCTGGTTGCGTCTGACGCACTCACATCAACCTGCCCCTATGGCAGCTACGCGGTAGTCAGCAAGCTCCACAAGCCAGCCCCGGGGTGCGTGGTGCTGGCCGACACAGGCCGGGTAAGCGAGCCTGTGCTGCGGCGCTACATTGAAGAGGGAAGCGACCGCCTGCTTATGGCCGACGATGCCCGTTGGCCTACGCTAAAGCTCGTGCAATCCAAGATCGTTGGCTGCGTTGTCGAGGTCACGCTGCGCCGGCGCCTTATGTGACGCAGTTATAACGATTTGATTCGTTAATTGAACTCTGTCGAACAAAATTGCACGAAAAAGTGCATGAGAAAAACTAAACCATAGTTATGATGGTGACCCCGCAACCGAAGTAAGGAACTTACGCATGAATGAAGCACTGACAGAATTAGTGAAGCGCCGTGTCGAAGCCAAGCGGGCCGAGGATGCAGCAGCCGATACTCGCAAGAAGATCGACTCTGAAATCGCGGCCGCTTTGGCCAAGGCCGACACACTTGAAGGAACCGTGAGCGAAAAGCTCGAAGGCTTCAAGGTCGCCGTCACTTATGGCATCACCCGCAAGGTCGATGTCGAAAAAATCCGCAACGACTGGGCCAAGCTCCCCAAGGAAGTACAGGACTCTATCAACTGGAAGGCCGAGCTTTCCGTGAGCAAGTTCCGCGCTCTGGAAGGTGAAGCCGCGCTCACGATGAGCAACTATGTTGAATCCAAACCGGCCTCGCCGTCGGTGAAAGTGGAGATCCTGTAATGGACAAAAATATCGCAGCAATCCTGCGTGAAGATACGCGCACCGTAGGGGTCGCATTCCTTAGCCCGCTGGGCGAGCCTTCTCGCACCTACCGCTACATCACCGACTTGCAACTGGAGGTCGGCGATACCGTCGTCGTGCCTGCCGGCGGTGACGACGAGTGGAAGATCGGCGAAGTCATGGCCGTTGACTCTGACCTCGAAATCGAACCCAACGCCACCATGAAGTTCAAGTGGGTCGTGGACAAGATCGACCTCAAGCGCCACCGCCTGAACATGGAGCGCAACGAGGAAATCGAAAAGCGGCTGGCCAAGACCTACCGCAGCCACGCACGCCAAGCCTACGCGAGCCAGTTCCTGCTGAACGCTGATCCTGACGTTGTGGCCTTGGTCAAGGGGGAGGCTCCCAATGTCTAAAGATTCCGACGAGTATTTTGAAGAGCTGAAAAAGGCCGTGCCAGAACTCATTGGCAAGATCGGTGACCTCGTGAAAGACACACTGCTGGAGCATCAAGTCGTGGTCGGCGTGCCTACGGCCGTGCTCGCCTTGGCCAACGTGACTGCCATGACCATCGGCGCCATCCCCGAAGAGAGCCAGCGCAAAAATCTGGCCCAGATGTTTGATGACGAGTACGGCAAGCAGCTAGAACAAACGAAGCGCATCGCCACGGCGTTTGACATCTTGGCCGGAGCACTGGAGAAAAAGCACCATGCCTAAAGTCACCATCACCCTCGAAGACGAGGACGACGGCAACGTCAACATCGGCGCCGACTTTGGCGACTTTGTCGAGCAGACCAGCCAAGCGCACCAGATGGGCATTGTCCTGCTGGAGTCCGTGCTGCGCAGCTCCAAGAGCTACACCAAGATCGAGGACTCTGCGCCCGACATCAACGTGGAACCCAGCAAAATCATCGTACCGGAGTAACCGACGTGACTAAAGACCAGCTTGACTCCTATGCCGAAGGGCTAAGACAAGGCGCTGAAAGAATGAACAGGGCGTATGCGAGTACAGCCACATACTTAATGGCCCAAGAAGTCCGGGTTCTTATTTGTTCCCTTAATGCAGCGCACAACGTCCGTGACGAAATGGCCTTTATGTCAGCTATTGAAGTAGCAAAGCTGACGTTATCAAAGTACGCGAATTTCAACGATGAAGACTGGTCATTGTTTCAACCGCACAAACCACTTTAAGGAACCTACAACATGGCATTCGACCTCTCTTCCATTACCAAGGGCAAGCGCCTTCGCGCTCCCAAAGTCGTGATCTATGGCCCGCCCAAGATCGGCAAGTCCACCTTTGCGGCCACGGCACCCAACGCCATTGGCATCCTGACCGAGGAAGGCTTGGACAACATCGACGTGGCTGCATTCCCTCTGTGCACCACCTACGCTGACGCGCTCACGGCCATCAACACCCTGCGCGTTGACCCCCACGAGTTCCAGACCGTGTTTGTGGACTCGCTGGACTGGCTGGAGCCTCTGATCTTGGCCAAGGTGTGCGGCGACAAGGGCGTCAAGAACATCGAGGACATTGGCTACGGCAAGGGCTACATCATGGCCGACGACCTGTGGCGCCAGTTCTTCGCGGCTCTGGACACCCTGCGTAACGAGCGCAACATGACCGTGATCTGCATCGCCCACGAGCAGATCAACAAGGTGCGCAACCCGACGCTGGCCGAGGACTATGACGCCTACTCGCTCAAGCTCAACAAGCGGGCCGTGGCCATCATCAGCGAGTGGGCCGACGTGATCGGGTTCTGCGCCCACGAGGTCATGACCCGTCAGGTTGACTCTGGTTTCCAGCAAAAGGAAACCAAGGCGATCACCACCGGCCAGCGCAAGCTGCACACCAACCCGAACGCCGCCTACGTTGCGGGCAACCGGTACGGCATGCCCGACTGCCTGCTGAACTGGGCCGCTTTTCAGACCACGCTCGGCGCGGCCATGACTTCGCCCTCGAAGTAAAGTTTTTCTCAACTGCCACACGAAAGGATTGAACGATGGCAAATCTCGCAGGCTTTGATGCCTCCCAAGTACCCGAACAGCAGGACTTCGCAGCCCTGCCCGAGGGTCAATATGTGGCCATTGCCACCAGCTCGGAAGAGAAGGTGACCAAGGCCGGCACCGGCAAGTACCTCCAGATCACCTTCGAGGTGATGGACGGCCCCGCCAAGGGCCGCAAGCTCTGGGCACGCCTGAACCTCTGGAACCCCAACCAGACGGCCAAGGAAATTGCGCAGCGTGAGCTGGGCGCCCTGTGCCGTGCGGTGGGCGTCATTCGCCCCAATGACAGCTCCGAGCTGCACAACAAACCTCTGGTGCTGACCGTCAAGGTCGAGCTGGACGACAAGCAGCGCCAGAGCAACACCATCAGCAAGTACGAGCCGCTGCCGCAGGCCGGCATGCCTGCCGCGCCCCCGGCCGCGCCCCAAGCCCAAGCCCCAGCGTTCCAAAGCGCATCTGCTGCGCCTGCCGCCGCTGCGGCACCGGCCTCGATGCCTTGGGCACGCTAATCCATTAGGGCCGAAAGCAGATGCTGGTGTGCTGGGAGTCCCCGGTGCAGATCAACCAGTGCAGCGAGTAGGCCCACTCTTTTCCCTCAACTCCGAAAGGAAATCATGACTGAAAAAGTCGCATTCAACCCGGCCAGCGTGCCGATCAACTACACCCTCAACTTCCAACAAGTTGACTTGATCTTGAAGGGTCTGCGCGAGCTGCCCCGCAAAGAGTCCGAGGGCTTCTACGACCAGTTCCGCGCGGTGGCCGTGCAGACCATCCAAGCTGCCGAGCACTTGCACGACAACCCGCCCGAACTCGAAACGACAGCGGCCCCAGAAACCGAGCGTGCGGGAGGTACTGACTAATGGCCACCCGCATCTATGTTGTTGGAGACAAGCAAGGCGCCACGCAGCGACTGGTTCGCGCTGGCAATCAGGCTCAAGCCCTGCGCCACGTTGCCAAGGATCGCTTCGAGGTCAAGGTCGCTGACCAAAACACGCTGGTCTTCTTGATGGAGAACGGCGCCAAGGTCGAAACGGCTGAAACCGAGACGGTGGAGCAGCCGGCGTGATGCTGTTTATCGGCACCAAGCTGGTCAAGTCGCGTCCTATGACGCGGCTTGAATACAACCTGTACCGCGAGTGGGAACTTCCTGCGAACGAGAACGGCACCGACGAAGGCTATCTGGTCGAGTACATGGACGGCGGCAAGCCTAACCACCCTGCCCACCATGGCTATATCAGTTGGAGTCCGAAGGCCCAGTTTGATAACGCCTACCGCCCATCGAATGCCATGACGTTCGGGATGGCCTTGGAAGCCCTAAAGCAGGGCCACAAGGTCGCCCGCTCCGGTTGGAACGGTAAGGGTATGTGGCTGAGTTTGTCCGGGCCGGTTGAGGGGAGAGTGATTTCCCCCGAACTGTTTTGGTCAAAGAACAACCGCGACTGGGCCGAGAAGCGAGGCGGCGCATTGGTGTTGCCCTGCATCACCATGAAGACGATCGACTCTAGTGGCCGCGAGGGGATCTTGATGGGCTGGCTTGCCAGTCAGACTGACATTCTGGCCGAAGACTGGGAGATTGTTCTATGAAGCTGACCCAAGAAGACATCGAGAGCGTAATCGTTCACGAGCAGTACCACGTCTTTCCCGGCACGACGGTAACGGTGTGCTGCCTGACGTTACTCAACGGGTTCAATGCAGTTGGCGAGTCGGCCTGCGTTGACCCCAAGAACTTCAATGCCGAGATGGGCCGCAAGATTGCGCGTGACAACGCATTCGATGTGGCTTGGAAGGTTGAAGGCTACCTGCTCAAGCAGCGCATGTTTGAAGAGAGCAGAGCGTCCGACTCCTGACGCGGTCACCCGGTAAACGCTGCCGGTCTGCGAATGCGTGACACCCCGGAGAGACGGGGGCACTACCAAAGGATGTACGAAATGAATTACCAAGAAGAATGCCGGAAAATGATGATCCACATGGGTTGCAACTTTTCCAGCGACCAGTTTGCAGAAATGATTGAGGCAATGGCCGTGGCGATTGCCCGCACCATGGCCCTGATCGAAGACCACGACCAGATGCACGAGGCCTTGGAGAAACTGTGCGAAGCCATGCAAAAAGACGCATGCCACCACCACGCCTTCTTGCACAAGGTCAAAGAGGAAAAAGCAAAAGCAGATGGCGTGCGCTTTATCAATGCCGAAGATTTCCTACGCGACATCTTCAAGCCGGAGAAGTTCAATGGCTGATCTAACCGGTGCAATTGACCCGATTGTCAGCGCCATCTACGAGGCCTATCACAAGGCCGGGAGCGTCGAGGCCAGCCGCGCCTATCTGGGTGCGTCGATCATCGGTAAAGAGTGCAGCCGCGCACTCTGGTACGACTTCCGCTGGGCCAGCAAGGCCGACTTCGACGGGCGCATGTACCGCCTGTTCCAGACCGGACACTTGGAAGAGCCGCGCATGGTGGCCGACCTCCGTGCCATTGGTGCCGAGGTATTCGACGTGAACCCGGCCAATGGCAAGCAGTTCGGCTTCGTTGACCACGCTGGCCACATGCGCGGCCACATGGACGGCTGCGCCCGCAATATCCCCGGTGGCGGTGGCAAGTGGCACGTCCTTGAGTTCAAGACCCACTCGGCCAAGAGCTTTGCCGACCTGACCAAGAACGGGGTGAAGAAGTCCAAGCCGCAGCACTACGACCAGATGCAGTGGTACATGGGCCAGAGCGGCATGGATCGCGCTCTGTACTTGGCCAAAAACAAAGACACCGAAGAGCTGTACAGCGAGCGCGTGCCATTCGACAAGGTGCGCTTCGAGCAGATCCAAGTCCGTGCCCCGAGCGTGATCTTCGCCGAGACGCCGCCCTCGAAGCTCTCCGAAGACCCAAGTTACTACGTCTGCAAGATGTGCGACCACCGCCCTGTGTGCCACCTTGGCCGTGTTCCTGCCGTCTCTTGCCGAACTTGTGTGCACTCCACCCCGGAGCAGCAGGGAGATGGTCGCTGGTCATGTGCAAAGACCGGCACGCCAGATCCAAACATCAACAGCATCCCGATCAACGTGCAGCGGGCCGGTTGCCCCCAGCATCTTCCCTTGCCGTTTCTGTTGACCTACGCCGAGCCGGTGGATGCTGGGGATGGCTGGATTCACTTCAAGCGCAAGGACAACGGCAAAGAGTTCATCGTGACCACGGGCCAAGTGCCTTTCGCGCCGCAGGAATACCCGCTGTATTCGACGCAAGAAATCAGCGCCGCTGCCGACCACAAGGCTATTTGCGACCCCGGCATCGAAGACTACCGCCAGAAGTTCGGCGCAACGATTGTGGGGTGACGTATGGCCATGCACGTTACCGACGAGCTAAAGCGTAAATTGTTGAGCGGAGAAATTCTGGCCGACGTTCCATTCGACGCAATCGAGATACGCGGAGACGATTACGGCTTGACTGTCTATTTCATGTATTGCGGCAAGGGAGTGCTGTATCAAAAAGTACCCCCTGTTCGGTTTGATATTGGCGAGACGCTGACCATCACCGGATTTGACGGAGTAGTAAAGATCGGAGTGACTGTATGACTTTCCACGTCCCCAACAAATACCGCGTCCGTGGTGGCCGCTTGGCCAGCACCGAGGCCTATGGCAACAACGGCGCCTTTGAAATCCCTCTCAAGCACGGCCAGCGCGTGTTCGTGATGTCGGGAGATGGCCTTGGCTGGGAGCACGTCAGTGTGTCTCGCAAAGATCGCTGCCCCACATGGGACGAGATGTGCCAGATCAAAGACCTGTTCTGGGATGACACCGATTGCGTGGTGCAGTACCACCCGCCGCGCAGCGAGTACGTCAACAACCACCCGTATTGCCTGCACCTTTGGCGTCAGATCGGTGCAGAGTTTCCTCTTCCTGACAGCATCATGGTTGGGACAACAGCATGATTGAAGAAACAAAAGCAGTCCAGCGATGGGCAGTAGAGGCGCATGAAGGCGGCGGCTTTGTTGCAGTGGGTGACTACATGACGCTCCGCGCAGAGAACAAGCGGCTGAACAAAGGCTTGGCAGATGCGAACCTGTTGGCATTCAAACACGCCCAAGAGATTGAGCGACTCCGCGAGAAGTTGTCCTTACAAGAACAAAACCGCTCGGCAATTGAGCAAAAGGAACCCAGTTTGTCCCCACAGGAGCAAGCGGAGCCGGTGGCGTGGATGAGCAACGGTGGTTGCGGGTCGGTTATTGCAGCAGAAGAAAAGAGTGATGGGTTTGCATACACCGAAAGGTTTTGCATCCCACTCTACACCGCACCCCAAGGCCAAACAGTCAACGCAGAACTAAGGTGCGTCATATCTGACCTTGGCGATCAGGTGCGTGAACGTGATGCCCTGCTGCGGCAGGCTCTGGAACAGCTCCGATGCAACACAGACAACATGAACAAGGGTATGAGCAAGTCAATTCAGAGGCTGTGTGCTCGTGAAAACAAAGCAGTCATCCAATCCATCAAACAGCACTTAGGTGAAGCAACATGATCACGCTGCGCCCCTACCAACGCGAGGCCATCAATGCCATCTGGGCCTACTTTGGCGAGCACACGGGCAATCCGCTGATCGTCCTACCCACGGGCGCGGGAAAAAGCCTGACCATGGCCGCGTTCATCGCCGAGGCCATGGCCGCGTACTCCGGCATGAATGTGCTGCTGCTCACCCACGTCAAGGAACTGATCGAGCAAGACGCCAAGGCCATCATCAACTACTGGCACGATGCGCCTATCGGCATCTGGTCTGCTGGTGTTGGCCAGAAGGTCAAAGACCAGATCACCGTGGCTGGCATCCAGTCCATCCACAAGCTGCCGGCCAAGTTTGCCAGCACCGACCTCGTGATCATTGACGAGGCCCATCTGGTGCCGCGCAACAGCGACACCATGTACCGGCGCTTTCTCGACGCCCTGATCAAGTACAACCCCAAGATCAAGGTGATCGGGCTGACGGCCACGCACTACCGCATGGACTCTGGCCTGCTGACCGAAGGCTCCAGCCGGATCTTCACCGACGTGGCCTACGAGGCCGACGTGGGCACGCTGATCAAGGATGGCTGGCTCTGCCCTCTGGTGGCCAAGAACGGCGCCACCAAGGCCGATTTGGCCAAGGTGCATACCCGTGGCGGCGAGTACGTCGAGAAAGAGCTGCAAGACGCCATGGACAAGACGCACCTGATCGAGGGTGCACTGGACGAGGTCGCCCAGTACGCAGCCGACCGCAAGCACGTCCTTGGGTTCTGCGCCGGAGTGGAGCACGCCGCGCACTGCGCAGAGCTGGCCCGCGCTCGCGGCTGGACTGCTGCCCACGTCAGCGGTGACATGGCCGCAGGAGAGCGCGACCGCATCATTGGTGACTTCAAGACCGGTCGCATTCGCTTCCTCTTCAATGCCAACCTGCTGACCACCGGCTTCGATGCGCCGCACATCGACTGCATCATCATGCTGCGCCCGACCAAGTCCACCGGCTTGTATGTGCAGATCATGGGCCGGGGGTTGAGAAAACATCAAGACAAGGAAAACACCCTCGTGCTGGACTTCGCCGGCAACATCGAGCGCCATGGCCCCATCGACCAGATCCGCGTTAAGCGCAAGGGCGAGAAGGGCGACAGCGTATCGGTGGCTCCAGTGAAGGAATGCCCGGACTGCCACGAGCTGCTGGCCACTATGGTCATGGTGTGCCCCCAGTGCGGCCACGAGTTCCCACGGCAAGCCCCCCACGGCACCGAGGCCAGTGAAGCCGTGCTGGTGGCCGCGCTCGCGCAGCCCAAGGTCTACGCCGTGGATTCTGTCGAGTACGAAACGCATCACAAGGCCGGTAAAGATCCGAGCCTAAAGGTCACCTACTGGTGTGGCCCGTCTTCCTTTGTTGAATGGGTGCCAATCGAGGACGAGCGCCACTTCGTCAGGAAGCATGCAATCTACTGGTTCTACAAGCGCAAGCTGGCATGCCCCGATACCGTTGAGAAGGCTCTGGCCATGATCGACAAGATCCCAGCCCCGGACACCATCACGGTCAAGCTGGACGGCAAGTATTGGCGCGTGATCGACTGCGATATGGGGTCTAGTCGCATGAACATTTCCCAGAAGGTCGGCAGCTACTTGCTTATGGGTCGTGCAGCATGAGCCGCGCCTACATCGAAGTCCGTATCAACATCGCCCGCCGCGAGCTGGAGTATTGGCAGAACCTCTTGCGCAACAAGTCGTGCGACGACTGCAAAGAGTTCCAGCAAGGCGTGTGCAACAAGGCCGGGGGGGTGCGCCCTCCCCCCGACATCATCAAGACCGGGTGCCCAGAATGGGACTGGGACGAGATTCCCTTCTAGCCATGAAGACCCTCACCCTGATCGAAGCCGCTGCGCTTCTTGGCCTGCACCCAGTCACCTTGCAGGGTCGGGCCAAGGCCGGCGCTATCCCCGGCGCCAAGGTTGGCCGCGAGTGGCGCTTTCTCGACGTTGACCTGATCGAGTATCTGCGTTCACAATATCCTTCCTCCAACCCACAGCCACAGCCATGCCGCACGGTCTATACCGCAGGAAAGGCAGCAAAACGTGGTACGTCCTGCTCTACAACAACGGGCAGCGCATTCGAGAAAGCACTCGGACTACCGATCGCAAAGAAGCCGAGGCGTATTACGACGACCTCCGCGCCCGCCTGCGCACGCAGGAACAATCTGGCATCTCATGGAAAGAGGCCTGCATAGCGTGGCTCAACGCCGCTCCGCGCTCCGAGAATGACCGCTACATCTTGCGGTCGCTGGGCGACGAAGACTGGCCGCTGCGGGACGTGACTGCCGACTCATTCGACCTCACCCACCTGACCCCGGCCACCTTCAACCGCTACCGGGCAATCATCGTGGCCGTCTGCCGGTACTCCGGCCACCAGCTCAAGATGCCACTCAAGCCGGTCAAGAACGGCCGGCTGCGCTTCCTGACGGCCGAGGAATGGAAGCGGCTCTACAAGGAACTGCCAGCGCACTTGAAACCCTTGGCCAAGTTCGCCATCTCCACCGGCCTGCGCCAGCGCAACGTGACCATGCTGCGCTGGGATCAGATCGACATGAGCCGTAGCATGCTCTGGATTCACGCCGATCAGGCCAAAGCGAACCGCGCGATAGGCATCCCCCTATCGACCGACGCCATGGACGTGCTGGTTGGCCAAGATGGCAAGTCAAAAGAGTGGGTCTTCCCGTACAAAGGGCGCGGCCGCAAACAGGGCGAGCCGATGGTGAAGATCAAGACCGCGTGGACGGCTGCGCTGGAGCGGGCCAAGATCGAGGGATTCACTTGGCATGGCCTTCGCCACACATGGGCTAGTTGGCATATCATGGCAGGCACCCCCATCGAAACCTTGGCCAAGCTGGGCGGCTGGGAGGATCTTCGCATGGTGCAACGGTACGCGCACTTATCCACGGAGCACTTGGCACAGTTCGCCGGCAACGCACTCCCGTGGTCTAGGAAACAGCCACAAAAACAGCCACACAGGAGCGCAGCTTCATAGGTAATCAGACCACCTTGACATGGTGGGGGTCGTTGGTTCGAGTCCAATCGCGCCTACCAAAATCAAAGACTTAGGCCCGGTAACCCCGGGCCTATTTCTTTTCCGAGCAGCCACAAACAGCCTCAGTTTGCCTGCCGCTGCCACACCAACAGCCACACCCATTTTCGTGGCATGGGTATTGCTCGAACGCGGGCATCCAATAACAACAGAGACAGTCCCATGTTCAGAGTAATGCACACCCCAGCTCTTGAAAATCTGATCCAGCGGTTCGGCTGCGAACAGGCGATTGTCGAATACCAGAAGATGCAAGACAGCATGGCCGTGATGGCCACGCATGTCGCGTCCGTCAAGAGTCAGAACGATGCAACTATCGCGTCACTTTGCAATATCAAGACCGACGCGACCACGAAGCTCCCGGGGCGTTGATTTCAGGATCCGGGTGTTCTGATCCGTCAGGTACTGTCGGGCCGCGCTGCGGATCTGGTCGCTGTTGATCTTCACCGGCGTGTCTGGGTTGCGCTTGTTCCAGTCTTCCAGCCGCTGCGCAGCCTTCTTGGACAGGGCATCGTCCTGCGTGGCAATCCCTCGCGCCCACATATCCACAATGCTCGACTCCATTTGCTTTTGAAGTGCGGCATCTTGCATGCCCGGGGCACGAGAGCGTGAGGCGTCGGCAATCTTGGTCGGGTTGAACCCCACGGCCTTGATCGCCGCGTCGGCCAGCGTCACGTCCATGTTCTTGCGACCCTTGGAGTCCTTGGCCGTGCCCGTGCTGGCCATGTCGGCTGCGGCCATCAGATCCTTGATGGCCTTGGGAGACAGGTTTTCCAGCGCCTTGCGGGTGTTGCCCTCGGAGTAGGCCTCCTTGGCCTTGAAGATGCTCTCAACCATGCTTCCGGCCGGCCCCCCAGCTTCGGCCAGATCGCGCGTCAGGTTGCCCTCTTCCGACACCTTGAGCGCCCCAGTGCCCGGGATCAGGTTGCCCATACCCATGCGGCCGGAGAAGTCCAGCGGGAGCTTGGCCGAGACGCCGTACAGGGCAAGGTCGCCCCACGTCTCGCCAAACTTCTCGTGCGCCCAGCGGCGCATGTTGCGCTTCATGTTCGTGTCCGACTTGAAGAACAACTGGCCGATCGTGTCGATCAGATCCATGATGTCGTCAGCAAACGGGGCGCCCACGGCACCAGACAGCAAGATCAGTGTGGCCAGTGACAGAGCCACGGCACGCTTGCCCTCGGCGCCACCGTCGCGCCACATGCGCCGCTGCATCTCGATGTACATGATCGAGTATTGCTTGAACGTGAAGACGGCGCGGCCTCCCCACGGGCGGGCCAAGTTGGGCCGGTTGGCCTTGTTGTAGATACCCTGCGTCTCGTTGACGGCACGAACCGCGAAGGCGTAGGGGTTGCGCTCGTTGTTGGCGATGGCCACGTTCCAAGCCGCAATGAAGGCCACCTTGCGGTTGAACTTCTCGGCCACCGAGAACATCATGCCCCACAGCGTCAGAAATGCCTCGCCACGGGCGCGTAGGCCTTCGGTGCCCTGCTTGAGCTTTTCTCCGACCACCGGCACGCGCGAAGCGAGGTTGGCCAACTGGCGTGATACGCCTTGGGCGCCTTGGCTGTACAGGTGGAAGATTTCTTGCGCTTCCACAATGCCCTCGCGGCTGGCGCGTTGCAGCGCCTTGGCCAGATCCTTGTCCGTGATCTGAACTTGACCCATGGCCACCGGGACGGCCTTGGCCATGGCCACGCTGGCTGTGCCGACCCCGAACTGGGACAGGTACGGGCCGGTCATGGTCACCGTCTGCGTCAAGTTCATGGCCGCAGCCGCCACCGAGCCGCCGAGGAAGTGGGCAAACATGACCGACGACAGCACTGCCCCGCTATCGTTGGGGTTCATCATGAACTTGCGCAGCTTGATTGCCTCGTCGCGCACGTCACCCTTGGCGTTGGGGATGTACTTGATGGCGTTATTCAGGTCGCGCATGTAGTACCGCTGCGCTGCGAACCGGCCATTGCTGGTAACGAAGTTGGCCAAGATACGGGGCAGATCCTCGCTGTACCCGGCAGTTCCCTTGCGTTCGAGCTTGCGCTTGAGCGCCGACCGCTCGGTCAGAGCGTTCTTGTAAAACTCCTTCATGACCTGATCGACGCCGACCTCGTCGGCAAACAGCGCCAGCGTCTCTGGCGACAGGCCTTGGTACAGCTCGTGGGTCAGGTTGCTCTTGACCCCGGGGGTGATGCGGATCGTGTCGTCGCCGGCGTACTTGATGCGCAGCCGCTCTTCTGCCTTCTTGGCTTCGGCTTCCGTCTCGAACTGGCGGTAATACTCGGTGATTGATTTGCCGTCTGGATCCTTGGCCAGCGTACCCGTGGCCGGGTCAATCCGCTGCACCGTCAGCGAGTACGGGCCAAAGCGCATCAGCGGCGCGTAGCCGGCCTTCTTGAGGTCGCGCGACTTGCCAAACAGCGCCTTGAGACGTTCTTCCGTGTCGGTGTAGGCGGCGATCGAGGCCGTCAGGTAGTCGATGCGCTCTTGGCTGGCCTTGGACTTGATGGCCGCGTCCAGCGTGGTTTGCAGCATCTTCTTGCCCTTGGACAGGGCACCGAACAGCACCCGGTTGGCGTGCTGCGGGTTCTCGATGATCTGGCGGCGGGCCTGCTTTGGCACATAGCCTTGGCACAGGGCAAAGGCTTCGGCTGCTGCGACCTCGTCAAGGCTGGCGTCGATCGCCGCGCGGGCTTGCTCATAGAGCGCGACCCCGGCATCGTCCAGACCGAAGTTGTTGCGCAGCTCGTCGGTCGTCCAGACCCTTCCCTCCATGACGGTTGCGCCTTGCAGCGTGCCGGCGAACAGCGCGGAAGCTGCGCCCTGCATGCTCTTGTGCGTGCGCTGGCCCAGTGTCAGCGTGGAGACGGCCGACTTGAAATCGTCCACCTTGCGCAGGATTCCCGGCGCCAGCTCGGCCGGCCGGATCGAGGTCAGCGAGACTTCGTTCTGCATGGCGTTGATGTAGCCAAACACCTTGCCGTAGTCGTTGTCCTTGAGCGCCTTGTGGAACTGGGTAGCAATGCTCCGGTCGTACCAGCCAAACGTGCGCAGGCTCTGCGAGTTGCCAAAGAACTGCGCGGCATCGCGCTTGATCTTGGCCATGATGTCCTGCGGGTTCGGTACTTCGGCCTTCTGCTCGGTGCCCTTCTCGCCCATCCACTGCGAGTAGTCCATGTTCACCAGCATGCCGTTGTTCAGGTCACCTTCGCCCTGAATGACTGCTTTCAAGGCCCGCAGCACCGGCGCGTCACTGGACAGGCCGAGGAATCCTTTGACGTGCTGGTAGAACTCCTTGAGCCACTGCACTGCCCGAGACACCCACGAGCCGCGTGCCTCGTACCGGCCGGAGACGATGCGCGTGGCATTCACCGCCCAGAACTCCGACGGGCTGTAAAGCTGGTAGTGCTGGTCGTAGGTCAGCGTGCCGTCGTTGAAGGCCTTGGCCACCGCCTTCGTTGCCTCTTGGTTGCCCATGGAGGCCTCCAGCATGGCCCGCATGGCCGCTTTGGTGGCCGGTGTGGCCTTGCGGTAGGTGGCGTCCCATTGGCGCTGCCACTCGCGCAGCACGCCACCCTGAACCATGTGCGGCATCATCTGCTCGACGTGGTGCAGGATTTCGTGCACGGCCGTGTTGCCGTTCTCGTCCAGATTGGCCGCAAACAGCTTCATGACGCGGCTGATCGGGTTGTAGTTGCCGCGTGAGGTCAGGTCGCTCTTGACGCTGATCGAGTAGCCGAGGTCATTGGCCAAGTGCGGGTTCTGATCCAGCAGCCACTTGGCAAACTCGGCCTGATTGCGCGGCACCAAGCCGTCTGCCACGCCGCGCATCAACTGGGCGACCACCCAGTCAGCACCGCGCCGACGGCCGCGCTCGACCTCGGCAATCTTGCGGTCGTCGGCCTGATCGTTGAGCATGCGGGTGATTTCCCGCACGCCAAAGACGTACTCGGCCTCGGTGATCTTGCCCGCGTCGAGCTTGCGCTCCAGCGAATTGAGTTTTCCTCGTGCGTTGACGCGAACGGAATCCGGCAGACCGGCAAACGCATAGGACGGGCTGACCTTGAGGTCGTTCAAGACTTGAGGCTTGTTCTGCCCCAGCATCTCGCGGGCCTGCTCTTGGTGAGTAAGCGCCACCAGCGTCTCTTGCCGTCCGGTGATCAGGTAGTCGATGGCCTTGGCCGCGTCTTCCCCGTAGAACATCGACGCCACCATGACGCTGCCGCGCTTGTAGAAGTCGCCTTGCAGCACGTCGGTGAATTGCTTGTCTAGGAAGTAGGTGCCGCCCTCTTTCTTGGACGACGGCACGATGAAGTTGTAGCGGTTGCTCTGCTTGGTGATGCGCAGCACGCCGTCTTCGGTGCCCACCGTGCCCTTGAAGTTGTCGAGGAACTTCACAACCTCGGCCCCGGTCTTGATGCCGACGGGCTGGTTCTTCATTTCCTTGTCGAAGTCGAACTGGCGATTCATCAGCACGCCTTGGCCGGTTGTGCCGTCCTTGCGCGTGTAGGTGATGATCTGCCCCGGGAACTTGGCATACCCGGCCAAGATGTTGCCGGTCACCATCCACCGCTTCTCGCGGCGGGCCGTGGTGCCCTTGTCAAAGACGGCCAGAACCGAGATGTATTCGAGCTGCTGCGTCTCTGGGTTGAACCAGTTGATCTGGTCTTCGCGGGCCAGTTGGTACTTGGTGCCGAGCTGGCTGAAAGTCAGGTTCAGGCTCTTGGCGTCACCGTTGGCCAGCGCAATCGTCATCTTCCAGTCAGACCCGGCCGCAGGGTTGGCCGTGCGCTTGGCCGGTTTGATGTCGGTGATAACGCCGTAGACGATCATGCCCAGCTTGTCCTTGATCGAGACGGACATGCCGATTTGGTAGGTTTCCAGCGCGGCCTTGGTGTTGCCCAAGATCATGTTGAGCAGGTTCTTTTGCGCCTCAATCTGGAGATGGTCGGCGTTTGGCTGCGCTTCCATCTTGGCAATGCGCTCCTTGGCCCATGGAATCATGCGATCGCGCAGATCCTCGATGTTCTCACGCGCAATTTGGTGGGCGCTCTTGCCGTCCAGACTCTCTTCGATCAGGCCATTGACCTCCTTGGACGAATACGGCTTGACAGTGCGCTTGACATTGACCTGTTCCATGTTTGCCGGAGCGGCAAAGATCGAGGGGTCGCCCTTGTCCTCGGTGATCTGGCGGGTGTTCAGCGTCTCGGCGTCAAGGTCAACGGCCTTGGCTTCGAGCTTGTTGGTGCCCATCGTGTTCTCGCGCTCCAGCAGCTCGTTGTAGCGGTCGATCAGATCCTTGTAGATTTCCTCCTGCTGCTTGATGGGCAGGATCGGCACATAGCCGGTGAACTTGCGAATGTCGTCTTCGGTGGCTTCGGACGAATCCTCGACCAGCGAAATGATCTTGTTGCCACCGATGGCTTCGAGCACGTCGGGGTTGTCGCGCAGATACTCCTGCACCACTTGGCCACCGTAGTCGTTCATGAAGTCCACCACGCCCTCGGCCGTCACGCTGGACTTGCGCGAAGCGGTGGTGTTGGCGTTCAAGCTGGCCATCTTCTTGAGCAGCACGGCTGCGGGCCGCATCTCGGCGGGAACGTCGGCCATCATCTGCGAGTAGGCCGGGGCGATCACTTGGCCAGTGCGGTGCACACGGCCCAGCATCTGCATGTGCGTGTCGATGTTCTTCTCGGCCTGCACGATGATCATGTGCCGCTTCTTCTTGTCCTTGACCTTGGAAGATGCGTGCAGCGACAGGCCAGTGGATCCGGCCTGATTCAGGATGATCACGTCGATGTCGCCGTTGTTGAATCCGCGCACCGCGTTGACCCGCTGCCGGATGTTGGCGCTGCGGCTGGTGATTTTCGGGCCTGCGGAAGACGCCCCTCTAGCCTTGCTAAACCCATCCAGTTCGCTTTGGTAATTCTTATCTACTTCCGCCGTTTCCCCTGTCGGGAATGACATGGGTGGACTGGAGACAAACAACTCGCCAGTCTTCAAGTTCTTGGCCACGAAATAGAGATTCCCGTTCTTCTCCTTCGACTCCTTCACACGGCCGACGATTACAGCGCGGTTGCTTCCAGAATTGTCATCAGCAATCACTTTCCCAACATCGAAATCATTGCCTTGCATCTGGTATGGCTTGGCGTTCGCGTAGGCCGAATACCACTCCGTCTTTTGCTCTCCCTGCTCTAGGGTCTTGAAGCTGAATTTTGTTTCTTCCCTAGCCTCTCCTACGCCAACCTCAGAATAGTTGAGCGTGATGGTGCGGCCCGTGATTTCGTCGGTCTTGTAGCCTGCCTTGCGCAGCTCGTTGTGCATGTAGTCGATGGGGCTGATCGGAGCCGAGCCAAACCCAGAATTGGCAATCTCTTGGCCAATCTCGTTGAACATATTGACCAGACCGGGGCCAAGCTCCTGATCGGTCAGGCGGCGCTGGTTCTTCTGGCCACGGGCGTCCTTGATGGTCACCCAGCGTTGCTTCTCCAAGTACCGCTGGTACAGGTCGGCAAAGGTCAGGGCCACCGGGTCGCCCACATTCAGGCCCATCTCTTCCGCGTAGGTCTGGAGGAACGAACCCATGGTGTTCGAGACGGTCATCACCACCTTCTCGCCTGCTTTCAGGCGCTCGATGGCGTGGCGCACGCTGTCTTGCACCTTGAGCGAAAGCAGCATCTGGTCGATCAGGTTGTGCATGACCGAGCCGAAGTTCGACCCTTGGATGGTGGCCTTTTCGCCGCCCATCTCCTTGACCATCGCGCCCTCTTTGTCCATCTCGGACTGGATTTCCTTGACGGCCTTTTCCTTGGCCCGGGAGAAGGCCAGCACGCGGCGCATGGCTTTGGCCATGTTCTCGGCCGTCTGCTTGTCCACCGCTGTCTCGACCGTGTCGTAGGAGACGCCGGCAAAGGTGCGCTCGCGCCGGATGTACTGGCCATCCGTGGTCAGCATGTTGGCCACCACTTGCTGCATGGGCACGCCGCCGGTCTTGATGGCCTCGGCCAACTGGCTGAGTTTGTCCACAGCCAGCTTCATGTTGGTGCTGGAGTACAGATCCATCACGTCGGGCCGCTTGGCGTAGGTGGCCGACGAGAAGAAGGTGCCGAATGCACGATCAACCAGCCCGCGCACGAATGCAGCGCGGCCTGTTTGGTCAGCAGACCCCTCTGCTTCGCGTTGCTCACTGCTGCGTGCTTTGTTGCGTTGAGGCCCAGCGCCGCCAGCGTTGTGCGACTCATCGAAGATCATGAAGTTGGACGAGCCGAACTGCTGCACAAACTTCATGCGGTCGGTCACCTTGCCCTTGACCGTCTGCAACTGGCTGTAAGTGGTGAAGATGACCTTGTAGTCGCCCAAGCTCTCGCCTTCCATCATGTCGCGGAAGAGCTTGTTCAGCGGCTCGCCAGACTTGGGCGCCTTGAGCGTCAGGTTGTTCTCGGTGACCTCGCCATTGACCGTGCGCAGCAGGGTGTAGGGTATCGACTCCGAGCCGTTGGTGATCAGAATTTTGGGCTTGGCCGTGTCCAGCCCCAGCTCGTCGGTCATGCCGATGTCGTCCAAGTCCCGAATCATGTCCGAGTACAAGTTCGGCTTCTCGGTGACGAAGATGGGCGTCTTGTCGTTGACGATGGCGTACTTGATCATGGCCGCGACCACCCGGCCCTTACCGATACCGGTCTGGTCGCCAATGATGAACCCCCGGCCCTCTTCGGCGTTCTTGATGGCCAGCGCCAGCGCGTCTACCTGCTCGGCCGAGAAGTTGGTGCGTACCGTCTCGATGTCCATGCCAAGCCGATCTGCAACGTACTCGTCCAGATTGCCAAGCGTGTCCTCGATCTTCTGGAGCGATGCCTCGATGGCACCGGCCATGGCCCGGGGCACGAGCGTGCCCACGGATGCAGCTTGAGAGTGCGGAGCGTAGGCGACTTGGCCGGATGTTTCCTGCTCTTCGCCCCGGCGGTCGTTCAGTCCAGACTCGACGCGCTCACCAGCGACAACGCTTGTTCCACCCAGTCGCTCAGTTCCAGCTCCAGTGCGTCCTTGAGTTCCTGTGCCGGCTCGCCCGCTGTCGCCGGGAACGGATGCTTCGCCGGCATTGCCAGATTGAGGTTTGTCCGTAGATTGAGGTTGTTGAGTACCAGTGCCTGTCCCGCTTCCTCGATTTCCTCCGGTTCCGGTACGTCCAGATTCCGGCACGCTTGCATCGTTTCCACTGCGCCCGCTTTGTTCGCCAGTTCCTGCACCCGATCCGCTAGGGCTTCGATCCACTCCCGCTCCGTCACTTGCCCCGGGTTGATCCGTACCGCTATCAGTTCCAGCGGTGCTGCCATCCCCTTCGGTGCCCACGCTACGAGTGCCATTCAGTTTCTCCTTGAGTTCGTCATACGAGCCGATCACCTTGGGCAGATCGGCGGCGGGAAGATCACGGGACGACTTGCCGCGCCCCTCGATGACGATGACATCCACCGGGTAGCTCGCGCCTTGTTTGGCGTAAAGAGAGCCATCCACAGTGAAGTGGTCAACGACATTGTAGTTTTGGTACAGGTTGAAGTAAAACGCCCGCTTGTTCTTACCGCGATAGTCGCCACGGCGCCCTTCTTCACTGGTCGCGTTCGAGCCGCCGACGATGAGCACGGCGCGGCCGTCGTCCTTCATGCTGGCCAGCGCCTTGAATGCGATGGCATGGTCGATTTCGCTGGTCTGATAAAAGGCCGTGCTCGACACTTCGGCGCGGTAGACGATGGTGTCACCGCTGTCGTTCTTGACGACTCCAAAAGGCGGGTTGGCAATCACCGCATCTACCGGGTAGCCTGAGTGGCGCACGTTCTCCGTGGCCGCGTTTTTGTGCGTCGGGTCAAAGCCCATCTGGCGCAGCATGGCCGCGCGGGCCAGATTCAGCTCGTTGACAACGGCATTCTTGATGCCGGCGCCGATCAGCAGCATGCCGTTGCCGGCGGTCGGCTCCAGCACTTTCGTCTTGTTGTTGATGCCCGCCAGCTCCGAGGCCACAAAGGCCAGCGGCACGGGCGTGCTGTAAGCCTGTTCGCGCACGCTGGTGGACGAGCGCACCGATAGGTTCGGCTGCGCGTTGTACAGCGCCAGCAACCGGTCGTAGATGACCTGTGCGCTGCGGCCCTGCTTGCGACCGGCCTCGACCATGTCCCGGGCGGCGATGACAACGGCCGCTTCGATCGTCTCGTCGGCCAGCTTGGCCAACTCGGTGCCGGGGTCAATCTTCTTGCCGATCAGCTCGCCAATGCGCTTGCGGGCCTCAATGATGGAGGCGAAGCTGGCGCCGCCAATGAAATCGTCGGCCAGCGCCTTTGCCACCTTGTACCGGCCCTCGGGGTATTGCAGGTCGATGGCGGTGGCCACCGGCTCTGTCTCGGTCGGCTTGTCTTCCTGCTCCAGCTCGGCCAGTGATTCAACGGCCACCACGTCCTTTTTGCTCGATGCCGTGCCCTCGGACTGGTACTTACCAGCCATGCCGATGTAGGCGCCCTGCAAGTGGTCGAGCGTGATCTGGTCGGCCGCGTCCTTGCCCAGCTTCTCGCGGATCGTGGACAACACAAAGCGGGCCGCGTCCTTGAACTTGTAGTAGCCCAGCCGGAAAGCAGCGTCCATGACCTTTGTGAGCACCGGAAGCAGCTTGTGCTCTTCCTCCGGCACGATGTTCATGCGCGTGCCCTTGCCGAGGATGTCGCCCAGCTCGCCCAGTGCGGCGTCAAGGTCGGCTTGGGCTTTGGCCTTCTTGGCCTCGGCTTCGGTTTGGGGCGCAGCCTGCGGCGGCTGGGTGCCCCCGGCCCCTTCCTCCGGCGTCCCGCCAGTGGGATCAGGCTGCTTACGTTCCTTGGCTTCCTTCTCGGTCTTGGGCGGCGCCAGTTCGGCCTTGCGCTTGTTGTCCAGCGCCTCCAGCGCGTCAGCCAGATCGTCCAGCTTCTGCGCTTTCAGGTCGTCCTTGACGCGCTGCGCTTCCTCGCGCAGCCGTGCAATGGTGCTTGGCACGTCATCGAGCGGCGGCACAAACAGGCGAGTGGCCCGATTCTTGAGCAGCTTTTGGTACAGCTCCGGGTGCTTGGCCGGATCTACCGCATTCCACAGCTCTTCGCCGTAGCGCCGAATGTTCTCGTCGCTGACATCCTGATTGCCATTGATCACCGAGCGCACGACATGGCGCACATGGTTGCTCTCGGCCACCATGTCGCGGGTGTGCTGGATGCTCTTGTCGCGCCAGTTGGCGGCAATATCGACCAGCGCATCCTTTGGTTTGTACCGGCTATCCTCGCCCAGCGAGGTCACCAGTTGGCGCAGCTCCGGCACCGTCATGGCGTCGAGCTGTTCGCGGGTCACATTGCGCATGCGGGAGCGGTTGTCCTGCACCTTGCGAATGTTGGCCAGCAGATCGGCTTTGCTGCCGCTCACGTTGGTGTTGAGCAGCTTGGCCAAGGTGACCAAATCGTCGCGGCCAAAGCGTTCATGAACCTGCTCGTCGGTGAGCTTGGTAAGGTCAGTGGTCAGAACCCCGGCCGGCACCCGATACGGATCTGAGTGCTGCTCTTGGAACTGGCCAAGGTTCAGCGTGCCGTAGTCGGTTTCGGGCACTCCCGTTCCTTGCCGTGCTTCTTCTTGCACTGCGGGCACCGGGGCTTCTGGGGCTTGAGGGGCATTTCTATTTCCTAGTAGGTCTGCAATTTCCTGCTCGGAGAAGCCCATTGAGCGCATTGCTTCCTCTTCGGAGACGTTGCTGGGGGCGCCGATGTCAGGAATGTCGGAGTCTTGCTCGTTGGTTTCTGTGACGGTCTTTCCGTTCAGGTGCGACAAATACCGCTTGGCAAAGGACGGGTTCAGGACAATCTCACCTTCGCCAACATTGCCAAGAACGGCATTGCCATCACGAATCGCCTGAATAAGGTCTTGCACAGGAATCGTGAACGTGCCGACAACGCGATCGGGGCGGCTGGTTGTGCCAAACGACTGATCCCAACCGGACATTCCTGACGTTGGTATTCCTCTTCCGCCGCCGTGCCACATCGACGTGGACATCAACTCTTCGCGCCCAATCTGGCGCCAGCTCTTGCCAAGGTGATCCTCATTGTCTGCAACGCGGGTCAGCACGACATTGCCGTTGCCGTCCATGTTGAGCGTTCCAGAGCCTGCAAAAGTCCCGTCGGCCAACGAAATTGACGGAACGCTGGGGTGATTTCCACCAAAGGCTTCGTCGGACAGTCGGCCAATTTCACGCAGTACGGCTTTGGGGTCTAGCGCATCTTGGGCTGATAGCCCTTCGTATCGTTGCCCTGCGGGGGCACCGACTTCGGCGCCACCGGTGCCGGCCCCTGATTCTTGGCCGATGCCTGCGGTTTGGCCTGTGTCACTGCCGGCCCCTTGACCGAGTGCAGGCCCATTTGTTTGGTCTTGTTGCTGAGTTTCATTAGAGTTCTCCGGTTGGGTTTGGTCGAAGCCGTACATCTGACGCAGCTTGGCCACGTCATCGCCAGCCGCTTCAAGCTGGCGCAGTTCATCTTGCTCGGTTGGCGTGAGCGTGCCCGTGGCGTGCTGGTCGTCGCCTTCGCCAGCTTGCTTGGCTTGCAGCGCCTCGATGCGCGTCTCGGCGAAGTCGCGCACGTCCTGATCGCTGTGCGTCTCGGTAGGGGGAGGCGTGTTGACCGCCCCGGTGGTCGGCGCATTGATGGCCGGTGCACCAGCTTCCTCGGCCGGTGTGACCGTGGGGCGCCCCGGGATCTGGGTCGCGCCGCCGGGGGGTGGCATGGTGATCGCGTTGTTGGGATTCATCGAGCGGATAACCTGCTCGTTGATGCCCTCGCGCGTGAACTGGCGGGATTTGATGTCTCCGCTCAATGCCCGGGCGAACTGATCCTCTGGCATGTGGGCTTGATTCAGGAACTCGACCGCCTTGCCGACGCCCGTAGTGCCAGCACCTTGAATGCCAGACTGCATGATGGTCTGGACGATGGTGTCCCCGACCTGTTTCAGGTAGTCCTCAAAAGTCGCATTCGGATTGAGGGCCACGCCCTTCGGCATGAACTTGTCCGTGGCGAACTGGCCGGTGGTTGTCAGAACCTCTCCGGGGATTTCTTTCTTGAGCGCAGACCACAAGAACTTAATGATCTGGTCAGACGGCAATCCTTGTGCGGCGGCGCGATAAGCCTTGAGCGTGTCGCCCAAACCAAACTTCTCGCCGATGACCTCGAATGCCGCAAAGATGCCCGCGCGGGTGGTGGCCTCTCCGATGCTCTGGCCCTTGGCGCGGCCGTCGCTGTACTCTTGGCCAAAGGTCTGCACGGCCATGCCTGCCAGCGGGATTGCCTCGGCCCCTGTCTTGGCGCCAGCGATCATGAGCGGCAACTGCTGGATGATGCTGCCGATCGCGCCCTCCAGATTGCGCTCCAGCATTGTTCCGTGGGATCCAATGGCATCTTCCTTGCCGCGCAGGAACTCGCTCTTCTCGCGCATCGACTTATTGGCTTCGTCCAGCCCCATCACGTCGGACAGGAACTCGCCGTAACCAGTGATGGCCTTACCCATGCCAAGTCCACCCTTGGCCAACCCGCGTGTGAGTGCGTTGTTCAGGCCTGTGTTTGGCGCATTCGGGTCGAAGGCCTGCTTGGTGTCGAAGTCGAATGTCGAGTTCTGCGCCACGCCCCGGCGCTGCGCGAAGGCAATTTCATTGCCCGGGGCCACGCCTGCTGCGGCTGCGTCTTGGCCAATGCGAGCCGCAAAGCGCGGATCTTCCCCGGCCGCTGCCAGACGGCCGGCGCGGGACTCGGCGCGGGTGTCCATGCCCAGCATGGTCTTGCCCGGGTTGCTGGCGTCAAACGCTTCGTACTGGCCGGAGCGCGAGCGGGCGAGCTGGCCAACCCAGCCGGGGATCTTGCCCATGGCCTTGCGTTGGTCTGGCGTGGCCGCGTCCCACTTGGCATTGAACTCGGCCAGCACTTCTGGGCGCACCGGCACCTTGCTGTCGGTCGGCAGAGCCTGCGGCCCGGGTTGCCCCTCCATCACCGATTGGCGTGGAGGCGTCAAGGTATCGACGGTGTCGTCGGTCGTGGGCACGTTCTGGCCATTGTTGGCCAAGAATCGCTGGCGCAGGGCATCCTTTTGGGCGCCAGCGTGCGGTGCAATCCAGTAGTCGAAATACGCCGCCTTGGTCTTGGCCTTGTCTTCCGCGCTTAATGCTGCGTACTCGGCCTTGGCTTCCACGTCGGCCCACTTGGGTGCCTTGCCGAGGTCGGCGCCAGTGCTGGTCTGCTGCGCAGGCGCAGCTCCAACGCGGCCAAGCACATCGCTGACGTAGCTCGAAACCCGCTTGCCGTTGCCGTCGGCTGCATCGTTCTTCCATGCGCTGCCCTGCCCCGGGTTGACGTTGCCGTCGCCGGAGAAATAGCCCGTGGCAATCTTGGCTGGGTCGTTGCCGAACTTGTCGCCCAGCGACTTGATGATGCGAATGCCGACGCGCATGTTGTCGTCGGCGTTGTTGATGTCCTCCCCGGACTTGGCGTAGCGCCGGAAGGTGTCGGGCGTGATCTGCATGCCGCCCCGGGCGCCGTCCACACTGGTGACGGCGTTGGCGCCACCACCGGATTCTTGGCCGTAGATCGCACCGATCACCGGCAGCAGATGCTCGGCACCCTCTTGCGCGGCCAAGCCTCGCAGGGATTCGGTATCGACAGGCTTGTATTCCTTGACGGGCTGCGCGGCTTTGCGCTCGCGCTCGGTCAGGAGGTCGCCAAACCCGCCGCCTCCACCGGAGGGGGCTGGAATCGAACCAGTCTTAGAAGTATTGAGAAGATCACCAAAGTTCTGATTCGATTCCATAAGGCTTCTTACTGTGAAGGGATGCCGATGAGGTTGCTAATGCGCGGGTCAAGTGTGCCCGGAGCCGGGTTATTTGACGGCTCTGGTGCTTGCGACTTGCGCAGCTCGTCGTAGAGCTTTCCAGCATCGTCTGCGAGCTTCTTGGAGTCCTGACCGGGCAGCGCGTTCTTGGCCACATAGTCCATGACAAACGCGGTGCGTGTCTTCTCCTTGGAAGAGCGCACGGCTTCCCAAGCCAATTCCGGGTTGTTCTTGAACTTGGGCACCTTGGACATGAGCCATTCGGCCGACTGCACATCTGCTGGGCTGTGCATGGAATGACGCGCACTGGGGTCGCCTTGGTGCGTTTGCGTGACCGTGCCGGTGGACTTGTTGCCGGCCCAGACGTTTCCGTAGTTGTCGTGGATGAACTGGTACTCGCCCGTCTTCATCTTGCCCAGCGCCGCTTGCATAGCTTGAACCGGCACAAACTTGGTCACGCCGTCGGACGTGGTGAAGTTGTAGCCGTCGCCTTGCGGGCCACCGCGCACCGGCGCAATGTCGGTGAATGTCTTGCCGTTGGTGTTTGGCATGATGTCGCTGACCTTGGCAATACGGTTGGCAAAATCAAGCGCACCGGCCTTATCCTGACGCGAGATGATCTGCGCCAGCGTGCCCAGCACCACGTCACTCTGGCCCTGCGCGGAAAGCTGGCCAGACACTGCGGCCTGCCGAATCTTCTCTGGCAGGTTGTCCAGATCGGCTTTGGACTGCTGCAATTGGCCTTGCAGCGTGTTGTTCGTGATGGCCTGCTTGGTCGGCAAGTTGGTCTGCTCGTTCTGCGCGTTGGAAAGACCCACGTCGGCGTTGATGTTCTTGGTCTTGATTTCCGTCGGCTGACGCGCGACCTGACCAGCCAGATCGGTTGTCTCCAAACCAATTTTGGTCTTGGCGTTCTCGGTCTGCTGCGGCAGCAGGCTTGTATTGGCCACGTTCTGAGCGTCACGCAACTGGTAGCCGGAGCGTTCTGACTTGGTCTTGTCGTCCAGCACCGACAGTTCGGCGTCACGCTTGGCCTGCTCGTAGTCGCGCACCTTGCGGCGGTCGCCCTCCTTGAAGTATTCGTCGGCGGCAATAATCCCGAGTCCGAGGTTCATGATGGCTCCTTATAGGTCGTAGATGTAGTCGGGATTGCCTTGAACAGAGCCATTGCCACTTAAAGATCCTGCGCCGCCGGTTGGTTGGAAGTAGGCTGGGCCGGAGTGGTTGAATAGACGATCGGTTACACGTCCGATCGCACCGGCTTGCTGATTGGTTTGCTCCAAACCAAGGCGGGCCATAGAAGCGTTGGCTGTCGCAGCCGAGTTTAGGCCGCTAGACGCAGTAGCATCCAGCCCCTTACCAACCCCCAGCGCGGCCGTCTTGCGGGCGTAGGCCGTGTCTTTGACGTTCTTGCGGGCGAGATTCTGCGCGGTGGCATCGTTGGCCGCTTGGGCCAGATCGAGGCCGACCATACTGGATTGGTAGGCCGCGCTCGACGGATCCATGCCCGGGGTGCGGGTCAGTCGGTCACGGGCCTTGCCGAACTGGCTGGCCACCGAAGCCGATGCGTCACCGGCCGCGAGCGAGTAGTTCTCCGGCGAGTCGTAGTTCTGCGCCTCTTGGACAACCTGACGCTCCAGCGGCTCGTAGATTTCCTTGTAGCGGCCCCATTGATCAGCCGCAATCTGCGTCTGCATGGCGTTGGCGTCGGCCGCTGCATTGTTTGCGCGGCCTGCACCGTGGTCGCCTATGATGGCGCTCGAAATGACGGGCGCTGCAACTGCGCCCACAAGGGCGGCGGCTCCCGCGCTAAGTCCAAAGGCCATGTCAGTCTCCTTCAATCAATCCAGCGCACCACGCATCGTATTCAGCGTAGGAGCGCGTGGTCAGTTCGTCTTCCAGCACGTCAGGATCTGTCGTGTCTGTGCCGCAGATAGTGAGCCAGCGGGTATCCTCGTGCGCGTACCCTGCCCGCTTGGCCCCGGCGGGGGACTCGAATACTTGCGGCGCCTTCAATCGTTGGATGCCGTGCTCGGTGAGAACAGAAATTTCACCAGACAGCAAGATATTGATCTGGCTGTACTTGTGAATCCGCCCGGTTAGCACCGTGTCCTTGGGGATCAGCAGCTCGCGGCAATAGACGCCACGGGAGAACCGGTGCGTTACCGGCATGTCCACTTGCGGCACGGTGGCCAGAACGGCGTCTAGTCGCTCCAGCTTTCCGCGCCAGTCATCCCCTTGCGCCAGCGCCGAAAACGGCCCGAACGGTGCAACCGGGGCCGCGATTAGGTGGTTCACGGGCGCAAGAAGGGTAGTCTGCATCCTTCGATTCTCCCAATCGGGGGGTTATTTGATGTTGTCCAGCACCCCGAACCGCTTGCAGTCTCGGATGTAGACCACGTCCCAATCCGAGAAAAGATCGTTCTGATCGTGGTAAATGTAGGTCTTCATGCGCAGCAGCTTGTTGCCGTCCTCGGTGTCGAAGGTCGCCGCGTAAAACGTCGAATAGGCGCCCTGCGGCAGGGTCTTGCCGGCCCACTGCTCCACCGCCGCATGGTTCGGGTGCATGAAATACAGGCACTGGTAGCGCGTCATGTCCTCGTCACCGGGTTGGCCAAAGACGTTGACCAGCTTGCCGACGTACATGCCCTTGCCGCCAACTGGGATTGGAAGCGTGCACGCCCCGGGGCGCAAGAACTCGTAGACCTTGTCGTACACCCAGCCCTTTTCGAGAAAGTATTTCCGGCCGGCTGCGCCCAGCTCCCCGTGATATGCCGGGTTGGCACCGAACACCACCGACACAATCGAGTCGCCGTAGATCGAGTTGAACTGCGGCGTGGAAATCGAATACCACGACTCAGGCTTGATCGTAGGAAACCGGTGGCGCAGGATTGCAACCTCCGCGTTGAACTCTGGTGTCCCCCGGCGGTAGGCCACGCGCTCTTCGCCGTCGCACATCATTTGCTCGATCATTCGACCCACCCTCCTTGCTGCAAGTGGGCCAACAGCCCCAGCTTTGGATCTTCACCGGCCGGGGAGTTGTAATAGCCTTCCAGCTTCTTGGTTAGCCGCTCCGAATCTGAAATCAAGACGGTGTTCGTCACTGAATAGAGCACTCCAGTCGAGCCGTCTGCCTCAACGCGCGTCGAAAGAATGGTGAATGGATCAATCATAGAAACTCCCATCCGAGATGATGACGGCCGTTGGCGCCAGATTCAGCGTCTCATTGCTGTATGGCCACACGCCACCGACAGAACTCTTGTCGCCCAGTCCAATAATCTCGATCAGCGTCTTGGATTCTTTTCGCCACCAGTTGCATCCAAATTCTGCTGTTACCCAACCTGCGAATATGTAACCTCCAACAGACCTTATTCCACCGCGATAGAAGGCCCAGTAGTCACTTGAGAACTCATAGGCTCTGCTAAAGCCAATACAGACCCCGTAATTGATACCGTCGCACTGCTGCTCTTCCTCGTAGAAGTGGAACTGCCTTTGCGCTTGGGCAATCGACGGATAGAAGAAGATCGGCTTGGTGGCTCCGGTTGTCACCGGGTAGGTGTTCTCGTTGTTCGGGCCAAGGTAATCTGCCGCCGGCCCGCCGCAGAACCGGGCGGTCAGAGTTGGTGGGGTTACCGTCAGCGGGTTCGAGGGCGGCGCCACCTGAATACCACCGGTCACGATCAGCGGGTTGAATCTGCTGTCAAAGGACGGCGTGTTGTCGTCGCGCATGACTTGCATGCCGTAGTCGGTAGTTGGCGGGTTAATCATCCCGCGCGGGTCACAGAAGACGTAGACCTCTGGAATAGTGGCGCTGACTCCAGAACGCAGCACTTCGATTTCCCAGACCGTTGCCGAGACGTTGCGGATTGCCACGATGCCGTACCGGTCTGCCGTTGGC